CTAAATAGCAATGGTTCTAGTTTATCAGTTAGGCTTATTGAAGATGATTTAAATTACGGAACTTTTCTTACTCAAGATAGGATAAGAACAGCTGTAACAGAAGGTTATCATCCTTGGGATGACAAAGCCTTTCCTAAGCCTTTGTTAAATGAACATGGGTACGGAGGGGTAGAGGAGGAGGCGCGTCCTTTTGGGCCTTTTTATGGGGTCAAAACAGACAGAGGTGTAGACAGGAAAAATGGTCGTGGTGATACTATGTGGGCTCCAAAGCCGGGAGCTCCTGTGTATTTTAAGTATTACGATACTAAAGACCTGAATGAAAAAAAGAGGCTGAAGGGGTCTGAGTCTGAGTCTGAGTCTGAGAGCGGAGAAATTCCATATTGTGTAGAAAACAGAAACAGTAAGGATAAAGAAGACCATTGTAAAATAGCGTTTGAGTTTAATGGTATTCTTACTAAATTTGAACAGAGCTGGTCTACTTCCGGGAGAACTTATACGGTCAATATAACAGACCCAAGAGAGGTCTTAGAAAACACAGTTGTTATACTTAAAGGGTTCTCGGGAAGAACTTCTCCTGCTGACGCTCATAACGTTGTGGGTATTGGAAATACGACAGGTGGTGCTCAGGCATCCAAGAATCCGTTCGAAGTCGATGAAGTTCGAGGTATTGAGAGAACACTTGATGATGGGTGGAATGGATATTATAACATAATTAATGTCTTTGGTTTTTATGAATCTGTCGAATTTGGATTTTCTGGAATAAATGAAGCTGGAATGCTCTGGCATAAAAATTTTAGCCCCAAATACGCGAAAGCAGACTATAGACCAGAGGTAACCGACCTCGTTAACAAGTTTAAAGGTGCATTTGGCATATTACCGGCTTTAGATCTTATTTTAAGTGGGAGTAGTCCAGAGTATATTAAGAACAACGAACCTTTTGGTGGCCCTTTATACTACGGTATAGATAGAAGGTATAAAACAACAAACGCTACTGGCCAAAATGACGACCCAACTGTATACCCGCCTTTTGGCGCGGTTCGTGGGAGTATATTTGGGGCATTTCAAAAGGGACTGCTCTCAATAACAGATGGCGTTTATAGATATAAAGTAGACTTATCAGATTTAGTAGCTTTGTCAGACCAAACTGATGAAGGACTTGGAAGTCTACCTCCTGACTTTAGAATTAACACAGACAAGATATCCCTTCTTTCCTTAATACAACAAGTGTGTAATACCGCAGGTTATCACTTTTTTGTTTCTCTTGAAGCTCCAAATAGAAAAAATGTTTTTGGAGATTCTATAGGTGAATTGACTCTTCCGGCGGCTAATGAAGAAAATTATGCTGGAGTAATAAAAATCCAACTTATAAGTAAAAACCAAATACCAGAGGTAGAAAAGAGTCTTTTTGGAGAACCTCTTGTAAAAGAAGGATTAATACACAGATCTATTATGTTAGCCACAGGCGGTGAATCTGGGAACGATAATCCTAGCGGTTTATTTGCTGCTCCAGATCGAGATGCTAAAGGTAAGCATAAAAAGATAGGCGACAAGGAAGTACAACATTCGACCTTAGTTAGTTCGAATATTAGTTATGAATTTTCAGATCCTGTAACTGGGAAGATGCTAATTGGTGGGAGAAGAACAAGAGTGGTAGGAGTGACTCCACTTGGAGACAGAAAACGAAAGGGTTATTCTTTTTACTTGACAGACGCAGCAAAGGATAATCTCGAAGAATTTAAAGAAGGGTATTACCCAAAGAAGTTCTCAGACTCGAAGATAGGTTCTTATTATTCTGATTACGATGCACTGCCAGACTCAGCGAAATCTGGTATGGAACAAACAGACCCCGATTTAAGAGACGATGTTTTACACGAATATTTACCTTCTATAGAAACAGATGGAGTCACTCTTAAAAATAACCTCAAGAGTGATTGGGATACCTTTGCTGATGGCTCTTCGGCGGGTTGGAATGAATATGGACACGAAGAAAAGGCTAGTGATTTTCCGGCATTTGATTTTAGACAAAACCTGCCTAGTGTCAGTAATGATAATTATTTACCCTTTACTTTGCCTTGGGATTATGTAGATAGAGATGGTAAGTTTGACCCCTTTCAGTTTAATAGAATCAATTCATTTACATTGGCAGAAACAGGACGTTGTGATGGCGAAACATGTGACAAAAAATTTCCAGAGGGAACCTGCATTGACATCAACGATCAACTGTCTGGTATAGAAAATAAATCTGATTGTAATACTGCTGGCCTCGACTGGTTCGAAAAAGGCGAAATAGTCCCAAACGAAAAAATATGCAGTACCATTGGTGGGCAATGGTACACGCCTGACAACGAAGAAGAATGTAAGAATAATCAAGAGAATTCATTTCTTCATCGTTATGACGGTGCTACTAGCGGATATTTAGATTTGTTTCCTTGCTGGGGTTTTGAGCAAAAAAATGTAAGCGCGGCACATTCTAATATTCTTGATGATATTATTGATATGTCTGCTCAGGGAAATCCTATAAAAGGAATGTGGATTGATGATGACCCTTATAGAGATTTTCATCCTTATGATGGTATTTTTAGTAATATAGAATTTTATAATCCATCTCTTGGAGAGTGTTATCGAGACGATAATGGAGAAAAAGTTGATGCTTTTAAAAATAATCCCGTACTGTGTGAATGTAATCCTCAAAATGGATGGGATGGTGGACTTAATCTCAATAATGATATAGGACAACAATTTATTGTAGGAGAATGTTTTAAAGGAAGAAAAGCCGCAGCGGATATTTCTTATATCATCCCCGGCGCGATACTAGAGATTGGAGTTACAGCGAGTGCAGAAATTGGTGAAGTAACAGGAGGCTACACCAAAACTCACTTTAGATCCCACTGTAAAAAAAATAGCACTTGTTCTTCTTCAGATGGCAAAAAAATTGAAGTTTTGTATGAAGACTCTGCTGGAAAAGGAAATAATTTACATAAAACTGAAAGTAGTTGTCTGGGGGCTTGTTTTATTCTTCATCCACTCGACGACCCTTCAAAACCGGCTGGAGAAGCAATAGTAGCTTTTTACACAGAGGATGTATCCGAGGGGTCAGAATCTCGCAAAAAAGGACAGATAGCAAAACCAGAAGACAGACATTGGCAAATCCACCCACCGGAAACGACAGGTTCAAAGATACAGCTTGTATTTGATGAGGGAACCTGTGAACAGTACGCTGAACTTCGTAGGGACATGACCGATGACTCTGGAGACAAACCAAACTCGGGGGAGAAATACGCATTTGCTCCTATAAATGATTCTGGAGCTGTTGCAGACGGCGACGAAAACACATTCTCATCTACAGGAGGATTATACAATAAGCATTGCCAAGCTGTGACAATGAGAGTTGCATATCAAGACGGTTGCGTGGCGCAGCAGGATATATTTAAAACAGACAAGTCTACATCTTCGCAGCTATTTGATCCTGTGTACAAAAAGGGTGAAGGAACAGACGCTTTGACAGCTAAAGATTGTAAGGAAAAATATAGTGGTCAGGCTAAATGGATAAATAGACCCTACTTTCCAACAAAAGGACAAAGTAACTCTACTCATACTTTTCCAATAACAGATCATCATACAGGAAAACAAATTTCAGAAGAAGATACTCCCAAGCCCGGATATGTAAATGTCAGACATAGATTTGAATATGGGACGTGTCACGCGGAGACAGCCACGGATGAGCTGGAAGGGGTATCGATTGCCTTTAAAGTAACCGATGAGGATTGTTACTCGGGAAAAATTGACGGAGTAATAGATGAAAACCTCGATAGTCGCAGTCCCACTAACCTTATGTCATACAGTGATTCTCCAAATGATTTAGCTCATTTAATGAATCCAAGAACCGCGACTATTCCACTTCAGATTGGTAAATACCTGAGGGAAGCTACACGAAAAAAAGAGATTGCTGAAGGTTTCGGGTATCATTTCGCAACAGTCACTGAATTGCGACACGCGGCTGTCAGTTTTGAATCTTGGCTAGTGTATCTTAGAGAGATGCATCCTCGTTTAGGATGTATGCTTTACAATCAAGAGCCAAATGGAGCCAATGCTTGGGCTTCAGTTTGTGTAGCGGCAGAACCTCACTTAAAAGCAGGAGTTGGTCAACAGTCGCAAGATAGTTATATTACGCTTGCTCAAATAGCACAAAATGAACCTCTTTCAACAGCCACAATGTATCAAATAAACCATGCTGGAAATAGAGAAAAGGCTACTGAACATTTAGGCGCTAAAGTTGCTAACTTAATAAATGGTGAATTGAGTACCTATGGGTTCACTAAAATGCAAATGGAATTAATTTACCAAGACGTAAAAAACCTAGCTACTAATTTCTATGGAAAAAAATATTTAGTTCCCCTTCCAGCAAACCCTAAGACAGAAACGTATTGTACGGGAAGAGATCCTACGACGGCAGTAAAAGATGAAAAATCAGGGAAAATAACAGCAAAAAGATATAAATTTAAAAAAGAATGTGAAGCAGCCGGATATGAGTGGGGTCCTCATGCAGATGTTTCACAATGGATGAACAACGATGGCGTAACAGAAGTAAATAAATGGGAAATAGCCAATGCTGGCTGGCCGGGAGGAGACGTTGATCTAAGGAAAAAAGACAAATGTATCAATAAAGAAACGCGAAAAGAAGTAACTGCTCAAGCCCAACTTGGTTCGTTAGCAACTGGAAGCACAGCCGAAGAAAGTTGCGAAGATGAAAAAGACACAGATGGTAACTCAGTCAACGTATATGAGCGTGATATTATACCAGTTAGTGATATGTGGCCAACAAATATGAATTTCTGGAGTGATGAGGGGAACTTAAAAGCTTTTGTTATATTTCCTTCTAACGAACAAAAAAGGGTTGCAGCCATCAAATCGGAAATTGATTTTGGTGGTATAGACCCTGAAAAGGTTACATTGTCTGAACTAGGACAAGCTGAATCTACAAAAGTCTTGGTCTCAAATAGGAGAAGGTTTCAGATAGAACCGACTCTTGAAGAAATCGACAAGGCAAACTGGAATATTTACGGAGATAAAGTTTTTGTACAAGTCTCCGTAGACCCCAAAACATATTGGATAGAAGAAAGGTCTTTGTACGAAAGAATACCTAACAAGCACGCCACAAGAATACCAAGTCTTGAGCAATATTATCTACATAGAGCTGGAGAAAGGTATTTACCAGATAATCAAACTAGAGCAATAAACGATAATGAATCTCCAGATGCTTATGCGGAAATAGGCCCTAGCAACAATCCCGGAAAAACAGAACTTAATCCTAGATCATTAGAACAGTTTTCTTTAAAGGGAAGATGTGAATGTGTAGATGATAAAGGTTCAGAATGCGAAATCGGAGACATTAAACAGGCAAATGAGGATGATTGTACAAGGCCTTACGAATGGAAAGAAACTACAAGCGGCGAAACAGCTTTTGCTAAAAAGCCTTACGCTTTAATTACTTTGCCAGCAAGGGTTTCCTACAAGACTAACGATGGGCTTTCTTCGTCTAGTGATAAGTCTAAACATTCGTTTGAAATTCCTTTAGTGAATACAGAAAATAGCCTTGCTTTAACCCGAGCTTGGTTTATGGGACAGTCTCCAGAAGATATTGGTTATCAACAGATTGATGCTCTTAAAAACAATCTTCTTGGGCAACAAAAAGTAGCTGGCGACCTGAGTAAAGGGTCTTTTATTGCGGCTGCTTATAAACCTTGGCATGCAGGAGTTCCTCAAGAAAGTACTTCTTATAGATGGGGACCTTGGGCTTTTGGTTTAGAGTTTGGTAAACCAGAATTTGATATAGACGATTCATATAACCCCGCAAGTTTTGGTGGAGAGACAATCATGGACATGTCTGCTGTAGCAAATATTAATAGCGCGTTAAAAGATACAGAGAGGTATTACGAAGCAGGATCTGTAACCCTAACAGGGCCACCAAAGTACGGATTAGGAATAAACATTGATAAGGGTAATAGCACAGGCGACGAAGGCCCTCCTGTAACAGACATATCTGTAAACATTGGAACCAATGGTATTAATACTACTTACAACTTTAGCACTCAAAACAAATTTGGTAGTTTAGAAAAAATTTACGAAGAGAGACTAAGAAAAGTGCAACGAGAACTAATGAGATCTTTGGTTAGAGCAGAGCAAGAGCTGATTAGAGTAAAACGAAACGTAGACCAGTTTAGATAAAAGAGATAGTAATGCCAGAGAGACAAAAACCAGCACGAACAATTTCTGAAAACAGAGAAGATAACGATTTTAGTCACTTGATGATAACAAGTGCTAATTATCCAGACACTTCTGTTGTAGCTACAGACGGTACTGATAGTACCATGTTTTGGCATGGTCATCCTGATTATGAAAATTCCCCTTTTCGCATACAGGACGTCTCTACCCACACTCAAACCACATCGTCTTCTGCTAACATGGATCAATATCCATCAGATGGGGCTTGGTCTAAAACTGGAGGGATATCATTAGATGGTTTATTTGTTCCTTATTCAACCAACTTTGTAATACGAAGTGAAAGTGGTCAAGTTAAAGATAAGAATAGACCAAGTGACGGAGCGGCTATGCCCTCTTTTGAAAGACCTTATAGTGTATTAGATAAAGACGACGTGTTAAAAGAGACGGTAATTTATAGTGGTCCCGTTGTAACCCATCCGGCTTTAGGGCCTAATGCACCTTCTCCCACTCACATCACATCCATTTCGCTAAATCCGTTTGCTTCCGGCCACCATATTCAAATTGTTAATAAAAATGAAGAAATCACTAATCCCGTAACTAAGAACACTGGGTTTTCTATAGACACTTCCAACTTGGTTAGCGCAAAAGAAGTTTCTGTAAATACCGAAAGACCTGTCGGTCTTAGAGGGCCTTTAGTAGTTGCTGGATGGGGATATGACACAATTGGAGGATTTCCTGTTCCTAACATGCGTGATGATTCCGACTATAGAGAAGGGGACTATAAAGAAACAGACTTTGGAAAACAAAAACACGTTCCTTCTCAAATGCGTGCAAAAAATATTGTAGGCCTTGAAAAAGATCATAAGCACTTTATTCCTCATCATCTTAGTAGACAAGACAAATGGAAGGTAGGACCAGTAGACTTAAGATGGGACAACCAAAGAAAAGTATGGAGTGGTGGTAAACATAATGGTATTTATCTTAGTAAAACTGCTAAATGTATATTACCAAAAGCTGGTATGGATGGTAATAATTCTTTTGATTTAGGAGTAGGTGGAAATATAACTTCTCCCGGAAGACTATATAGAAACCCTTGCCCCACACGGGAATGCACTTATCAGTCATATTTTCCTACAAGTTTGTACTATCCAGATATTGAAATATACGATCCAGAAGATCATAACTGGTGTGGCGTTTGTAAAACATTTGGAAACATTACTGCATGTGGGGATTTTGCAGATGGATGTGTGCCATTCTATGATGGGTTTATACTAAGGTCTGTAGAAGAATTAGTAGGCGAGAAGAATACTGTCAGTGACTGTACTGATAAATTTAGGAAGGCCCAAGGAGGCCATCCTCACGCTAGAAGAGCTGGAAATCCTTGTCATGGATGGGGTTCTAGTTATATGGGAGTTGCAGAGACTATAAATGCTAAAATAGGAAAAGATGAAACTTGGACTCAGTATGCTAAGCATCTTTTGTATGAGAAGATATTTATTGAGAACCCAATGGGTCAGGGATTAATGGCAGGAGATGCATTTTTTAGTTATGATACTGGTAAGAGAGTTAGCCATACTTACAAAAGAAGTGATACTCCGGGATGTGGAGGTCAAGGTGGAAAAGAAATTACTGTTACAGAATCTATACCAGTTCATATAATTTTACAAGGTGAGTTTTATGGTATGGAAATTATTACACATGCTGGTTGTGACAGAGGCGAGATGGCTGCTTGTTCTAGAAAGTTTTTTGCACAAGGGTTTGCTACAGGTGAAGATTGCGGCCCGGATGACGATTATCCAAACACATCAATCAGGTCACAAACTGAATAATAAGGCGTTAACAGTATGATTGGAGACCCTTGGGATACTTCATACAACCCTCTATATACCAAAAAAGCTACTCACGCTGGTGAATGTGGCAGTCCTGTCTGGGTGGGCTGTTGGATAAAAGGTTACACAGATAAGGATGGGAATTATGTACCTGCTAGTGAAATTAGCAGTGATAGAAATGGCGATACGTATACAGAAGCAACTTGTATTTTGGATAACGTTCCTGATGCTACTTATTGGCAATCAAAGCTTGTTTGTGATAGTCAAGAATCTTGTGAAGCAGATAAAGATCGCGAAACTGGCCCAACGACTACATGTGGCAGTAATTGGGTAAAAGAATATACATATACCGAACTCTTGGTAAAAAATGAATGGACTGGCTTTGAACAATGGATGCCAGATAATTCTCATAATGTACCACAAAGTCAAAAACCGGAAGACCGAGAAACCCTATTAGACCGTAGGGGTGGTAGATTTTGTACAGAAGGATGTGGCTGTATAACTACAGATGGCTCTAGTTTATCAGGAGCTCAAACTATACTACCTCAGCAGTTAGCAATAACTGTAACAAAAGAGAAGGGTGGTAGATGGGATGCTAGAAATAACATATGGAGTGGCGATGGTTATACTCTACATTTAAAGTATTCTAATGGGGCTTGGAGAGGTAGGGCTTGTTGTTCAAAAATACCTAATGGTAATTATTGCGACCCCTGTAAAACGACTACAATGCACTCGTCTAATAATATCTGGGGTGCGGATTTTCTTCCTTCTGATTGTCATTATGCAAATAATGCATATGATAATAGCGGAAATAAGCATGAACCCAATGGTGAAGGTTTTTTTCACGGCGAATTTCTACATAGTAATGATCAACAAGAATTAATTCTTGACGAAGATAGCGGACTGTGGAAAAGAACTGGTGGTTACGATAGAGCTTCACCTCATTTTGCACATCCTAGAGTAGGAGAAGAAGACTGGAAGCCATATTTCAACTATCGTGAAATATTAGGATTTGATGAAGATCTAATCGCTTATGATGACCGATTAATGAAACCATTAAACTATGATACTGATCCTCTTGTTAATTCTAGAACGTCAAGCATTTTGCCAATAGCCCGGTTAGATAAGGCTTGTATTGCTGATGGTTTTACCCCAGAGAAGAAAAACCCTTGGTGTAGAAACCCAATTTATGGAACAAGGGTAAAAATACAAGACAAGTCAGAATGTATAGCCGACGGTATTGAATCTGAAGATACTCAATATTGTGTTGATTCTGAGGATAATAAAAAAACAGCACTAAATAAAACGGAATGTCTATCTTTATTAGACGAAGGGTATCATTGGAAAGACAATGAATCTTTAAATTACGAATGGGTTGACTGGGAATACGAAAAACAGTCTTGTTGTGGAAAATCTATATTAGATAGTAATCATCCGTCTAGAACTCCTCAGATGGTAGGCGTTGATAGCCCTGATTCAGAAAACTCTGTTTGTTTTACTCCTCATTTAGAAGCTGTTCTTACTGCTCCTACAGTATCAGTCAATAACCAAAAAGATAGAGAAACATTTTTATTAGATACTGAACATTACTGGACTTTAGTAATAAGACCTTGTAATTTTTGGAAGTCTTGTTCAGAAGAAGGAATATCAGGGACTAAAAGTTCCGAAGGTTCTCACGACGATTACGATTGGGGGACGGGATGTGGAGAAGAAATAATCCTTAACATCCCGGCAAACCAAATTCTAAATGATTCTAACTTTAATTTGACGTTAAGTGATAGGAAGACTCCATTTGTTGGCGTGATGTCCACGAACATTGGTTACAAGCAAGAACACCCAAGGCTTTCTAAAAGATCTACAGATAGAGAATATCATACAAGTCCATCTAGATGGCGTGAACCTCAACCTATGTGGAATTTTACAATGGGTGACCTCATGGGTAACCCTGCGGATATGCTCTTTAATTCAAATTGGCCGGGTGCTATCGCTGGCCCATTCCCCGGAGACGCTATTAATGGGAATCAATGGAGCTGGTGGTGTAATAATCCCGATGCTAATAAGGATGGTATAGCCGACGGAGTGCTTGAATATCAAAGCGGAAGAGGTTCGGATGGAGAAGACCTACCCTTTCCTGAACTAAACCAAGATAGATGGCATGAAAATCATGATAGGGGAGGATTTGATTATAGTGGATCTCATTGTAGTCAGTGGGCATATTATGATAAGGGCGAAGAAGGACTAGACAGACCTGTTCTTTATGAAGATTATACCAAAATGACTAATCGTAAGTTCTTTGGTAATATACTTAACCCTAAAGGGGCTGATAGGTTCTATGGATTTAATTTACAGCCACAGCCCTTCAAAGCAGCAGAAGAAAGACAAAACAGAGTAAAGAGTTTAGAATCAGCGGCTATAGATCATAGGCATTGGAATCTCTGTGCTAATCACACTTTTGGTCTTGAACCCGGTTTTTCCAGCACGGGGGGAAATTGGTTTTTGAACTATGGTCCGGACTATTTCTTGTATTATGATTTTCTTCAACATGATGAAATTAGTGTAAGCGGCTCAGGTGGAATAGCAAATACAAGCGTTTTCCCAACCGATTATGACGAAGATTGTGTAGAAGGAGGCGGAACTTGTAGTAAAAAAAGAAAAGGAAGTTGTGATTCAGACCGTCCTGATTACTGTGACAGACACGCTCCAGATTATTGCGATAAGTCAGTACCAGCAGTGTGTGATACCGTGATAGAAGAGGGGTGCTGGGTAAAAGGGCTTACTTCATCGGCTGGCTATGAGCCAGCCTATCTTGTCCCAAATGACCATTTTACTCAACAACCACACACTCAACAAACTTGTGTTGCTGCGAGTACATTGAATTACTGGCAACGAAGGCTTGTTTGTCCAAATCAAGCAACTTGTAAAGGTAAGGTTGATAGAGAACAAAGTCCGGCAGCTACATGCGGAGGTGACTGGGTAGAAGAACTTGTATGTCTTAATAAAGAAGACTGTCTAGATAAAGATAAATGTGGGTCTGTTGGAGCCGAATGGGTTCGGGGTGAAGAATGTTTAACTCAAAAAGACTGCGAAGACAAAGAAAAATGTGGAGCCAATGGTGCAACATGGAAAAAGGGTAGTTCTTGTAATAATCAAGATGACTGTACCCATCCTGAACAGTGTAACGGAAAATGGACCGCCCCTACTGCATGTGAATATGAAAGTACATGCATAAATCCAAAACAATGTGACGGCGTGTGGACTCCTGCAAAGCCATGTCCTAAGCAAGGAGAATGTGAAAAAGTTTCTATAATGGCTAGAAAATACGTAGATAGTCATGTTGGATTCTTAACAAATAGCACTTGCGGGTTTTCTAATTGGGCGGGTTGGTATCCTTTCGATTCTGAATTTAATGATTTTAGCTGTCCTGCTTGTTCAGCAACCGATGAACATAAATGCAGTCAGGCTGGAACCTGCGAGCATCAAGATGGAACTTTTGAACATGCAAATCGAAGCCAAGGCTGTGGAGATAAAGGAAAATGCTATAACGATCTCGATAAAGAAGTTGAAGAAGCCACAACAGAAGTCTCCTGTAATGAAAAAAATTACACTTGGAAGCCTGTTAAACCATGGCGTGGGTGTTGTTCATGGAGTGAAGAGTGTGACCAGCAGATAGGATTTATGGATCCCGAGACTGGAACAGGTGGCTGGAGAGATGCTGTAGACAAAGAAGAATGTGAGAAATCTATAGAAGATGGCGGAGCCGATGGTGTCTGGAATGAGGGATGTGCTCCAACATTAGTTACAACAGAATGTCTTGAACCCGTAGAAATTCCAGAAGATTTTGCTGATATTGTATTTGGAGATCAAATAGGAAAATGCACACTATATGAAAACGATTCTGGTGAAGTAACTACAGTAGTAAAAGAGCCTATAACAAAAACTGAATGCTCAGACGAATCCGAAAAAGATAAACATCGACTTGCTGAATATGACGACTCTGTTTTACCTGATTCAACGTTTGAAGCTCATAGAGTAGGTGTTTATCATGGTTATGAAGGATACCCGTTAAGAGAAAACTCTCTAATCAAACAAAGACCTCTTATTAAAGAAGATATCGATGCAAGTTGGCAAAACTGGAACGCTATGGATTACTGGGCTGAAACTGGCCTGATTCCTAAACCAGAAATTGCTAGCTATGTTAATAATACATGTGTAGGCACTGTTGGATCAGGAAGAATTAGTTACGCAAGCAATGACGTTCCTGTACAAATCACATCCCCAGAGCATAAATTGCGTGATGGAGACTTAGTTGACGTTAAGGGTGTCTTAGGAAATTTTGTTGCTAATGTAATGTCTCTTAAAGAGAAGCAGGCTATCCAATGGGAAGACACTCTTTATAAACCTTGCGTTGGAGAAAGCTGCGATAATATTACTTGGCCTGATGTTATTTGCCCTTACGAATCTAAATGTCAAGACAGTAGCGGAAATGAAATACCAAACAAAACTCCTTTAAGCTGTAGTACTGGAGAATGTGTAGGCGCAGATGACAAAGAAATACTTAAAGATGACGGCAAAAACTGCTTGTCAGAAAAAGAATGTCTTGATGCCAAAGGAAGTACTAAACCTTTAGACAATAAAGGAGGTTGTCCTGATGGATATTCTAAAACCGTAAAAGAACCCGGTAAATGTATAAACGCTTTTAGTGGAGAGACCGTTGATTTAGAGGAGAGATTTTGCACTGCTCCAGAATTTACATGGACATCTGCTGTCTTTCACTGTTCTAAGAATGGTCCCGCAGGATGTGGAGGGGCAAAATGGATTAATCCCGGAACATGGGTTGAGTTTTGCGATAAGTCAAAGTATTTTGCTTGTGATGGAACTGTAGTTCAAGGAGAAGATCCTGACCCAGCTCCCTTCTTTGTTGTAAAAAACACAACAATAGACACATTTGATTTATACACATGTGATAAGACTCCTATTGATGGACAAATCACAAATAGAATCAATCTTTCAGGAGATTTAGAATGTGAAACTGAAGATATTAAGATGGCTTGTATTTCTAACTATGGAATATCAACCTATGAAAAAATCATAGAAAAAGCTCTCTATAAAGTTGTGCCCGTGCTTTATATGCAGTCAGACGTGTCAGGTAGTGTTGAGTTACCCACTATGGTAGATATAGGAGAAGGATCTAATTTTGATGAATCAACATGTTCCAAACATGGAACGTGTTCAATAATTGCTGACGCGTTAACCAAAGACCCCTTGGAATCTTTTATTAGTAAAGAAGAATGTACTGAATTAGCTAAGGTTTTTTCTGAGTTGCATCCAAAGTCAGAGTATACGGACACTAAACAAAAGTATACTACTGCTTGCTTTGATTTAAATGGGGATAGAGATAATAGTCAAGAACTTTTAAATAACATTTTTAATTTTGAAGACTTTAGTAAGGTTTGTAAAGCAAAACATACTGCATGTATTATTGATGGTAAAGTTGATCCCAACCTCACAGAAGCAATGTGTTCAGTCTATGATGGTAAATGGCAAGAACCCACTGTTTCAAACGGTCTATACAATGAATGCGTTGTTGACGGTACAAACTTTGACAAATGTTGGAGTGCTGGAACATGGGCTGATGAAAGATCTATAGCCGCAAATTCGGGCGGAGTCGGAAAATATGGCGGTTCTGTCTATAAGGTATGTCCTTTTACTGGGGAATGGATAACATACACACAAGATATAGTTCCAGAATACATGGTTCATCAAAGCCCTTCTTCTTTTAATATAGAATACAGGGAAAGTTTCGGAGGAATTAGTAAGCGTTCAGAATCAGACGCTAATGACTACTATGTACAAATTGAGCAAAAGGGAATCTGTCCTGTCTGCTGTGATCATTTCATGCCAGAAAAACTTACGGCTACATTAAATCCTGAATCTAGCGAGATTCTAAACCTAATAACTTGCCCTATAGATCCTTGTTTTGAACCTAGAGTTTGTTTAGACCCGTTAGGAAATATATTAGAATTTGATAAATATAGTTGTAAAAACCCTAATGTTTGGATTGAAGATTATAATGACGCAATCATAGGAGATGGTTTTTGTTGTTCAGATACATACCACGGGTGTAATTTATTAGACTTAGAGGCTTGTAAAGCAAATCCTGAACTTTTTGGTATATGTAAAGACTCTGAGGGTGTTACTCTTGTTGCTCATACAAAAGATGAATGTGAAAACAGCAATGGAACATTCTATCCTCTTTCTAGAAACAGTAACGGGAAAACAGAATGTGAGCTTTTCTTAAGAAAAAGACTAAACGAAGAATCAACTACAAATTGTAGAAAATGCTCAAAGGTTTATAGTGAGCAGAATAAGCTTCCAATGAGATGGAAAAACGATCCTGATACAGGTTCTAATGGTATTTCTAAAAACGCATTGGTTAGTAAAAATAATAGATCTTGTTGTGCATCAGGCGAAAACGGTCCAAACGACGATTTTAACTCTTGTGATTGCACCCCAAACATTAACAAATTTCCTAAATGCGAAGAGTTTATTAATATAGCTGGAGATTGCAATCTTACAAGACTTTTGGGTGTAGTTACTATAGGCGAATTAACAGGAACATGTGAAGTTTACTTTCCTATGTCAGGAGGTACTGAGTCAGGAGGAATATATTATTGGGCCTTTGATCCATGTTCTTGTTTTCCTAATAATGTTGCAATGCATTGCGAAACAGAAAAAGTCTCTGATACAAATGTTGAAGGCTTGGAATCATGCAAACTTCAAACTGGTAAAGATTATTACGATAACCCAGATAGTACTGGATGTGGTCCTAGAGGGTCTACTTTAGCGACTGCTAATGCATCTTGTTATGATTATGGGCAAGGAATGCATGCGGTAAATAATACATGTCCGGGTCTTACTAACGGAAAAGATATTGCTGAAGATAGTGGGTATTGTTTAAACAATCCACTTATTACCACGGAAGAGGATTGTGAAGACGCGGAGGAAATTTGGATGTTAGATTCTCTTCTAGATGTTGATTTAGAATATGACGGAACTGTTTGGCGTTCTGAATGGACTCTAATGCAAAGAGTTGGAACTAAACAATGTTTAAAATTATCTTGGCCGGTTAAGTGTCAAGTAGGGGATGAAGGGGGTGATTCTAATTTTATTACTCCTATAAATTCTGATTGTGACGGGTGCGATCTACCTCAGTCTATAAGAAGAGGTGTATGGAATAGAAGTAACGGTAAATATAGAGATATACGCCCACCAAGGGATCCTGTAGTTTATCCTCCTACTGGTTACACAGGGACTGAAGATGGTCATTTTATTAGATTAATAATGGGCTGTGGAAATGCTATACCTTCTATAGAAGATGGGGAGTTAAAAGATGGCGGTTTTGGACCGGGTCCTCATTCTTATAATAATAATGGAATCAGGCTTTGGGCTGAGATTACTAATTGCACTTTTCATGACGATGGAATATCAGAGACATTGCGAGGAAATCGCGTAATTGATGGAGTTAGTGGCAGTCCTCCTTGTTTTCCGAATTACTTAGGATGTAATGTAGAAAAGAAGGATAAAATAACAGTAAATTGGCCTTCCGAAACCGAAGGCCCATCTAATGATGAAAGAAAATATGCTTTTGTTGGAACCTGTGTGACTTCCCGTGACTGTGGGCCAAAAGGCCCCTGTTGGAGAACTAAATGTTGTACATACGAAGGGGTAGATAAACCACTTCATAACACGGGACCTTTATGGAGTGGAGCAGTTGCTTGTTCTACAGGTGGAGACATAGCTCATAAATGTCAAACTATAGGTTTTGATCCAACGCCTCAAAAACAATCCGAGACTTTTACTGTTTATGACATAATCGATGTTAATCATAAGACAGGAGAAGGAACTCTTGTAGTTAATGCTTATCCATTTACGGGAAATGGTCGTCATTGTTCTTATTCGGCTGGAACTACTATTAGTGTTGGCTTGGCTGATTTACAAGATGCAGAGTCTGACACTTTAGGGAGTTCTTCTAGAAATAACAAACCCAAGAACCCATATTTACGAGGAACTGTTTTAAAGAGTCCTATAAAAGACGGAGAATCTGTTCTTAGTGAATTTGGAGCAAGTGAAGGCAGGAAGATTGATGACCGTAATGAGTATATGTTAATTGAAGTTGATGATGTAACTCAGTTTATTACTAAGAATCCACGAAAGAATAGACATTTAAAATACGGTGATATTGAATTTGGGAGAGATATTTCTAAGGACAAATGTGATACTAAAATTGAAGAGGGGTGTTGGAAAAAAGGGTATGATGGATCGGATGGTTACGAGTCAGCCCATCTTGTCAAATCTCACTTTCTAACTGGAAAAACACATACTCAACAATCTTGTGATGATGAATTCGGCCCTACTGGCTATTGGCAACGATCTCTCGAATGTCCAAATAAAGCAACTTGTGAAGGCGAGATTGACAGAGAGCAAAGTTCAGTAGATACATGTGGAGGTAAGTGGATAGAAGCGCCTTCATTTAGTAAAAAAGAATCTAATAAGTTACTGCCACACCCCTTTGGAATAAACCCTTATCCAGTTGGAACACAAACTCGGTCAGGTACTTCTAAGAGTGAGATGTGGCCAAAAGGAAAAGTTCTTTCGAATAATCTAGAAAGCCTTAGAACAATGGGTGATATTGATGATCCCGGAAGGTCTGGAGTTAGATGGTCTATAGAAAACAGCTTAGAGTTTGGTAAGAAAAAAGCCCTTAAGATAACAGGGTTTAGAAATTACTACAAGGACTTGGGCGGTCACGGTAATGGGTATTGTGTTGGTAATCCAAACCTTCCGGATTCGTTGTCAGGAGAAGTAAATCCAAAAAACATATGCATTGATAGTGGATACGTATGGCTTCCTGACTTCCTATTCACTCATGTTGACACAAACAATGACTTTAAAGATTTTGAAGCAAATGAAAAACTACTTATCAGTTCTACCATTTCTTATAGAGCTACATGCAAAGGGTCACGAATGGGATATTGTGACATCGATGACGGCTCAGGAAAAGGTTTAAATATTAATGAATGTACAGAACAAAATGGAAAATGGGTTCAAGTCATAAACGATTATCCAGACGGAGATAAAACTTTATGTGAAGCTTTTGGTGGAAAATGGATAATCGGTATTAGAAATGATGACATGGTAAACTTCGGTGAACATAACACCAGTACCTTTAGTAACGTTTATGTAGACCCTAACAATGATAAACCTAAAGATCTAGAAAGAAGAGAGAAAGATTTTGAGGATGGATGTCCTATAGGATGTCAATTAAGAAGTTTCTACTCAGAGAACGCATGTAGTCCAATGACAGATGACAGTCCTGAAGGAGAATGTAGTGATTGTATTATAGATGAAGAAGGAGAGCTAGTAGGATGTCCATTAAGCCCTATAGATGGAAGCCATATAGTTTCCGGAAATATAGAGATGGATTTATATAGCCTTAAACGTCTCAACGAACGCGTTCTTAATGAAACGAGAGATGCTAGACTTTTAGATTTTTACGGATTAAAAACAGGATTTGTAATATCTGATGAAACTCACATCACTATTAATGATGAAGGCATTACAGACAATTCCTCAAAATTTGAAAACTACCTTTTAAGCAAGGATGCTAAATATGGATATGGTGATATTCTTTTTGGCATAGATTCAATATTTGGAAATAGAAGTGATGACATTCTCATGGAACAACATAAAGAATACATAGATGCAACGAAAAAGTGTAAAGAGTCTGAAGAATGCATAACTGAACAAGTATACATAGGTTGTAAAGATAAACTTACTGGAAAAATACAAAAACGGAGTGATTCAGTCTTAACTGTAAACGAAACTGAAGATTGTTTATCCGCTGACGGTCAACTAGTACCAAATTTTAAATGCATTGCTTCGAGCTCGGCGGCAGGACAGGGCGAGAAGTTTCTAATATTTGACGGGAGTGATCTTGACTACGATCCTAAAGAATGCTTAGTGCTGACCGAAGATCTTACGAAATCGTTAGAAATTAAGGTAAAAGGTGTGGTTCTTTATGACGTTTACTTTAACACTCCTAGCGTACTTAGTCTGTCACCAACATCCACTAAAAATACTAGTAAAAATATGGAGTTGGCATATCACGACCATAACCCCGATCTTGATACCCACAATCCCAGTTGGCCTGCATCTATTTATCATTGGGGTATAACAAAAAGAAAATGGAAAGGGGTTATACATATCACAGAAGTAGAAGATTTGGATATGTCAGATAAAGACAAAAAAGCATATACTACATATCTAGACAGAGATGAAGGTAAAGAAGAAGGTGGGCTTAATGAGGCTTTTTGGGATGATCCATATTCCTATTGGACTAGGCATGGTGGAGCATTTGATGTTATTGTTGGAACTCCAGCTCCAGAAAATAATTGCAGGGATCATAATAGTGACAAGCCTGTTAATTTAGACTTCTGGCTAGATTTCCCACAAATATGCTGTAACTCAAGAGGCCCTATGAGTTATCATGAATGTTCTGATAATTGTTACCCAGATCATTATGACGGGCCTGTGTTTGAAGACTTAGAGTTGGCATTTGGAATATCAGGAAATTCAGTAATTCATTGCAACATACATGAAACTGTAGTAGAAGAAGGAGAATAAAATGAAGGGTTTTTTCGAGGAACAAGACGACAGTAATTTTTTAGAGGAGCAATATCCAAAGAGGAAAAAGCCACAGGTTTTTAATATGGCTTCATCTTCTAATAAAAAGTTTCCTGCTGTCACGCCTTGTGAATGCAAAATTGAAGAAGGTCAAGAGAGTCTAGTTTGTAATAGACATAAATGTATTAAGAGTAAATCTCTACATGGTTTATGTAAATACAAGCAATCTTATTTTGACATGTGGGAATCTGGAGAAGGACCAATGCAGGATATAATAACACAAGGTGGTTTTGACAGGTCTGTTACGATCACAAAAGAGGAAGCAGAAGATAAAGAGCAGAAGTTCTTTATGGGAGACCCTGAAATACCTTTACGGTCTAGAGGTTTAGGGGATACGTTCGCTAAGTTTAATAAAGTAACCGGAGTTAAGAAAGTTGTTAAAACTGTATTTGATGCATTTAATAAAGATTGTGGATGCAGCGAAAGACAGCGTAAGATTAATAAAATGTTTCCATATAAGAATGGACAACAAGAAATTACGAAAACAAAAGGCTTTTTTGACTAATGGTGTATAATATAATAGAAAAAAGCTCTAAGGAGATTAAAACATGGCCTCAATAAGTTTCTTTGCTGGAAGTACTGCTATAAATAACCTATCTGGTTCTGGATTAGGTTTTTTTGGTGGTTCTTTTGGCCAATCGGTACAATTAAACAGTTTCCAAGATACTACATATATTACCAATGGTAATGGTAGTACTAACGGTGGTGCTGGAAATAACGTTAAATATTCAACAGACACTAAAGCTTTTGCTGCGGGAATCGTTCCTGCAACAGGTTTGAAATATATCCCAAATGAAAAAGCTAGTTTAAATGTCAGGTTTACTAACGTTTCAGCTGTTAGAACTCAGAACTGTAAACTTCGAATATTTGACAGAACTAACAAAGATTATGCTGCTAGTGGTGTTATTACTAGAGTAGCAGAGTTGCTACATCCATCTAATTCTTATTCAGTAGAAGGTTCTGGAGACACTACTTGGTGGGGAAGTGCTACTCACGATGGTTCAGATGCTCAGGGTACTTATGCTGGGTCTTCTAACCCTAGTAACAGGCTTCCTACTGGTACTAATACTGTAGGCGGAAGTGGTATCTTTGTACCGCTTGCTCAATCGCCGGGACCAAGTGGCTACTATGCTGGTAATGGTTCTGCGAATACGGGTCAATACACTCAGCATGACTGGTATGTGGGCCTCACGGCTTCTCCTGACAGCATTGGAAGTAAAACCCAATATGGTCTCTATGTAGAATTAGAGTACCTATAAACCACAATCTGTGCTGTTTCAAGACAAATAAAAAACCCTCGCCAATCACTTGACGAGGGTTTTTTTACATCCTTACTATTCTTCCTTCTTAGTTTCAGGGTTCCATTTAACCCATCCACCATCAGGAAGCCAGTTACCATCCTTGTCTTTACGTCGAGGGAATAGTCTTCCACCCTTCTTCATAGCTCCACAGGCTAATTTAGCCCCGCAGTCTGCACATCGAGCTTCGTAATATAGATTCTCGTCTACATTTCTAACTTGATAGCGTATGTTCTCACTGCCGCATTTACCACACTTGGTTTCTGCAAAGATTTCTTGAAAACTAGCAAGCTGTTGAAAAACTTCAACCTGCGTGTCTGCATCGATTTCTAAAGTAATACTACCAACCGTATAAGTAATCTTCATCATTCTCTCCAATTAGTCTTGTGACCTTTAATATTTTCGGGAATTATCCCGCCATCGTTTTGATAAGTGTTAAGAACCTTAATCATTTTCTTAGCACTATCTCTCGTAACTTCGCCAACGTTAGCAAAAGAACTATTTCCCATATTTATAAAAGCAAAAGCGTCAATATCTAGCTGACCGCATTTATTATCAATAAATTGGATTTGTTGACTGCTAATTTTTGTGTTAGATTCATATTCACCAGAAGCTGGTGCTTTTTTGATAGAATCTTTAACAATACTAACAATGTCTTTCTTCGCCAGTTCCTCCGCAGCAAGACATCGAAGCTTCAAGGCTTTGCGTAAAGCTCGACCTTCTGCTCTAGTACTTGCTGTGGCTGCTGGGTGTGCGCAAAATAAGTCATCTGTGTTTCCATGCCAAACATCAGCTACTTCTTTAAAGATTCTGTTCTCGCCTGAATTCATCCAGTTAAACACTACTTTAAAAACTACAGTGGCACGACCCGGAGATAAACCATCTGTAGATGGAAATACCGTTTCAGGGCCAGACTCAATGATGTCTCCTAATAATAACTCAGCTACTCTCCGTAGTCCAGCACAAATGGGATTACCATCGATCAGTTCATTCTTTTTAAAATGACCCATGACATAATCAATCCATTCGTCACTAAACATAGAAGGTTTTTCTTCTTCTATTTGTCCAGCGATTTCTTTTATGACTGTGACATCTTCTTGGTTTTCTTCAACCATGTCCTCAAAAATGTCATCTTCAATATTAACCTGCATTGTTACAAAATCTTCATCTTTAGCCATGATAGCCTCCACTAGTTCAACCAAATCTTTTTTCTTTGCGCCGGACGGAATAGCGCAATTATATTCTTCCAATATTGTTTTTAGCTCTTTAATGCTATTATCGTTGTAATTCATTATGCCTCTATTTCAATTAATCTTTTTGTTGCTGGAGGAAAGTTTTCTTTAATTTTGTCCAACTCTATCAAGATAGCAGCTAAGGTGTCTCGCATGTTCTTTTGGGATAGATTACGGATAATGTTTTTAACCCGTAAAATAACAAAACCTCTAGTTATTAATAAACCAGCCTTTTGAGCGTCAGACCTAATATTTCTCTGAAGACTCTCTTGACCCCAAATTGGCAAGAAGTGAGCTGGTCCATCAATTTCAATTGCCGTATTGATAGACGGGACAAACAAGTCAATTTCTAACTTCTCGTTAGGAACCAAACCTCTTTTGTGAAATATAGTATCATATCCGGATTCGGTCAAGCCCCTATAAATAAATTTTTCAATCTTTGAGCCTTCTTTACTGGTTTTTCGAACAGCTTCAGCAGCTAGTTTACGAAGATTCGCTTTATCCTCGTCGGACATTTCGTCCCATTGCTTCTTAGACATGGCTGCTCTTCGTTCTCTTTCGTCTTCTTCCATGTTATCCCAGTAAGTCGCCATGCCGTTACTGATAGCTATCTTTTCGGCATTTGTCCTTTTCTTACCTCTCGTTGGATGCTCATGTCTACCGCTTTCAATAGCTACAGTTTGTGCGGAACTCTTATCCCGAAGCGGAACTCCAAGAGTATTTAAAGCCCGTCGAATTTTATTCGGATAGGTTTTTAATTCCTGAGCAATTTCATAAGTGCTCTTTTTCTTGTCGGTATATTGCAAGATGATATATTCTTTATGCTTGTTAATAAATGCACTACTCATTTGTGATCCTTACTATATTTTCTATGTTAAAGTCGTTTACTATATGTTTTACTTTTCTGTTGCAATAGTTTTCTATTGCTTTTGCGTGTTCTTCACTCCTAGCAATTAATTCCACCGAAGGATTAATAAAAGCTTGAACTGACTGTTCGAAGTCTTTATGGTCTCGTCTCATCCATTCCAAATCCCACACATAGAAAAACTTCTTCACAGGAGAAAAAGATTTAATCAGTGATAAGGTTGTTGAAATACTAGTTGAGATTATAACTCCATCAAAACTCCATATCTCATTAAATGACATTGTTGCAAAATTTGGATTTAAAACACTCGCTGCCGAGTTTTCAAAAAACAAAACAAAGTCATCGTTTGTATCATCAAGATATTCATTTATATTTTTTATTAAGAAAAAGGACATTTGGCTAGAACTAGTTTCATTAACCAAGAATCCTATTTGCTTATTTTTTACTGTCGGCATATTTTTTGTGCTCTATGTACCATTCTACAGTTGCTTTAATACCGTCTTCTATATCTATAGGAGTAATATCAATATACTCCTGCATTCTTGTTGTGTCTAGTAATTTTTTAAGTTGTCCGTCAGGCTTGTCTGTATTCCAGTGTATATTACCTTGATAACCAATAGACTTAGATATATATTCTACCAGTTCTTTAATAGATATATCTTTCCCCGTACCTATATTAAGTGGTTGGCTATGATCATCGTATTTCTGTAAAGCTTGAATGATCGCTTCGGCAGCATCGTCCACATACATAAACTCTCTCATTGGGTCACCAGTCCCCCAACACTCTACGCTATCTTCGCCCTCTTGCATTGCTTCAACAAATTTCTTTACTAAAGCTCCGACAACTTTTGTTCTAATAAGATTAAAGGTGTCATTTGGGCCATACAGGTTGGTAACACAAACTGTTACGGCGTTAAGTCCGTATTGCTCATTGTAAGCTTCTGCTGCGGTTTGTAGTGTTCTCTTTGCTATTCCGTGTGCCCTAATAGTTTTATTCGGTTGACCCTCCCAGAAGGTCTCTTCTTTTAATAAATCCATACCCGTGTCTGGATAAGCGCAAGAGGTCATTATAGATACCATCTTTTTAACACCTACGTATTGACAGGCATAATGAAGATTTAATCCCATTATAGTATTTGAATATAATATATCTGCGGGATACATTCTATTGAATTCAATTCCTCCGTTATAGCCAGCAGAATGAATACAGTAGTCTGGCTTAGAAGCAGTCAAGAAATGTATAATTGCTTCTACATGATGTAGGTTTACTTCTTCACTTTTAACTAGTATCGGTATTCCACCTTTTTCTTCTATCTTCTTACAGATAGCAGAACCTAGGAACCCCTGACTTCCAGTAACTAACACTTTTTTGTTTTTTAAGTCTATCATGCGTATTGATGTCTTATTTGTAAGATGGGTGCTACTTTGATTAATTCTTGTATTCCGGTTTTCATATCAACATCACATGAAAATCCTTCATTTTCTAGGCTATTATAACTAACCTCATAATCCCTTTGGTCAGCATCGGTTCCTATTTCTTCGTAATGAACAAAGCAGTCTGTATGTTCTTTAACATATTCTGCTAATTCTCTCTTTGTCCAGTTCAGGTGATTCGCTCCACAATTATACACGGTTTGGTTCCAATTGCCCATATTTTCAAAGCCCATGATAAAAGCTTTAGACATATCTCTAACATGAATAAATGTTCTACGGAAATCAGCTTGAAAGATAGTAAGCATCTTATTTGTGATTGCTTGATAAACAAAGTCGTTTACAAGAAGGTTCACCCGCATTGATGGGCTAACTCCGAATCCAGTTGCAAAACGAAAAGATACAGTGTTGGCTTCACTACGTATCATTTTCTCTGCTACCAATTTATTCAGGCCGTATTCAGATACTGCGTTCAGTGGAGAGTCTTCGGTGCATAAGCCTTCTACTTTTCCGTAAACACTTCCTGTAGAAGCGTAAACAATTGGAATGTCTTTAGATTGTAGGTTTCTTGCATTTATAACATTCATAGTTCCTTGAACATTAACAACTTCTGCAATGGCTGGTTGAGCTGCGCAATTTGGAAAACCGACAATGGCAGCTAAATGAACAATTACATCACACCCTTTAACAGCTTCGTTAATCTGTTCAGCTACTGTAACATCCCCGTAAACAAATTCAAAATCAGGATTTGTAGCCAAAGGTATAATCGCATCACATTGCCCTTTGCTAAAGTTATCTAAACATCTAACTTTATATCCATTATCTAATAGTTGGCGACATAGAACATTTCCTACGTAACCACCACCTCCAGTAACTAAAATCTTCATAATTTCTCCATGGTTTAATCATGACCTGATTATATCTTTTACAGCCTTAATGATAGCTTGTTTTGATTTATACTTAGGTTTCCATCCTAAATCCTTGATTTTTGTATTGTCAACAGATATTAGCTTATTGTCACCTTTCCAGTTTGATTTATCACCAAGCCATTCTATATCTTTGTAAACCTCTAGGCTTGCCATCACAGATTCTGCTACTTCTTCAATATCCATCATGTCATCAGGAACTATATTATAAACACCAGATGCGTCACTTATAGACAATAACAGCAGGGCTTGAGTTAAATCGTCAACATGGCAGTATGGTTTAACCGAACCCGGATGAGACCCTAACGCTTCTAAAGTTGGGTTATTTTTCAACTTTCTAATAAAATCATAAACAACCCCGTGGGTTAACCCACGCCCAACGGTCGCACACATACGGGCCGAAACACCTCTTATTTGCCCCGTGCTGGTATAGTAATTTAAAATACTCTCAGAGGCTCTCTTAGTCATTCCATATATTGAAGTTGGATCTGTAGCGTCTTCTTCTATGTATGACTCTGAGGAGTCTCTATCGCCGTAAACGATAACGGAAGAAGCCAACACCACCTTAGCTCCTTTCGGAGCCCATTGACAGATTTTCTGCGTGCTGAGTATGTTGCTTTCAAGCATCGAAAATGGCTCATCACCTTCCATCTTAACGGTTGCTTTACCAGCAAGATGAAAAATATACTTAGGGTTGTATTGTTTCATGACATGTTTCAAACCATAGAAGCTGGCGTTACTCCTATCAGAATCTCCCAAATTACACCTATATGATTTCTGTATAAACGGAGATGAAAAAGGTTGTCTGTTTACGCAAACAATACCTCCAAAAACCTGCTCGTGTTCATGCAGATTTCTTATTAAATGTCTACCTACGAACCCACTGGCTCCGGTTACTAGTACAGTCATGTTATGCCTCGAATAAACTGCTCATTACTTTAATACATTTATCAGCTTCTTGTTCCATACCTAACTCGGTAAATATCTTTGCAACACGATGGAAGTATGTATGGTTTTTTACAACCGATTCATATCCAGCCTTCATATACTTCAAACGCTCATCAGGATTTTTAATATAGTAGTCTGCTAATTGTTTGAATTCTTCAGGGGTTTTTGCAAAGACCATTTCGCCATTGATGAATACATCATTTACCATAGATTCTACATAGTCGGAGATGCAAAAACCACCAGACATAAGAATCTTAAAAGGTCTCTCGATAATGTCATATCCAAAATCTTGCGAATGGGGTTCACTTATATTAGGAGAGATCGTTGCTGAAGCAAATAGTGACCCAACATTCTCAGAGGCTATCCTTCCTAAGTATTGAGTGACTGGCCAATCTGATGTTCCAAATATTTTAATGTTATAATCCCCAACAGGATGACATAGATTAATCAAGTATTTATCTAGGTTTATAGCTTTATATGGCCAATAACCTCCTACAAATCCTATGTCACACTTAAGAGCCTCTACTGAAGGTCTAAGGGAGAAGTCGAATACATCTGCCCCGTGTATTAGAGAAATAGGTCTTATGCCTATATCGTTCCATTTGTTATGCGTTACTTTTATCCAGTTATCGTGGTAATGATTGTGAACAAAATCCGGCTTCCCGGTTTCTATCTTCAACCGTTCCATCAACTTTTTCTCTTTTTCTTGGGCTACAAGAACAGGATACTTTTCTAAGTCGATTTCCTTCTGCATATCGCCCCAATCAGAGGCTCGCATTACCACCTTCATGTGTGGTCTAGACTTTATACATTTAATTAATGCTTCACTAATGTGATAACTTTGACCCATGAACAGGTCTGGTTCAAATTCGTCAAAAGCATCAAATGCCGGTTTTTGGTCTTGATGCCAGAATTGGACTTCGTGTCCTATAGAGGAGAACACTTTAGACCAAGATAACCTTATGTAATAATGAGCATGAGGGCCATCACTACTTATTAGAATCTTCATAATGTTTTACTGCCTGTCTAGCCTCTGTGTTTGTTTTAAACGGGCCTAGTTTCTTTTCCGGCATTTTGTCTACAAAATACCAAGCGTACCATATTCCGTTTGTATTAATATAACCCCAAAATTCTTTCATATCATAAATCCTTTAATGAATCTATTTCTTTTATAATCATGCCTTTTGGCTCTTTAGCTTCTATATCAATTCCGTTTTCTATAATAATATTAAATAACTCAAAAGGATAAAGTTTGTTTTTTCTTTTGTCTGAACAGAGATCTTTTAACATATCAAAGGACTCATTCTCAAAATATATTATCTGTGACCATTTATTAGGAAGTCCATAAGCAAACATAGTGATTAAATCGTCCACTACCGTTACTCCTACTTCTTCTTCTTTGAATCTTGATTTGGAATCAATCACAGCGCAGGGGCCAGAAGAAGTTAGGTTTCTTATTGAATAAACATTAAATATTAAGTCCCCATATATTAACAATAGGTTTCTAGTAGCAGAGGCATTTATTCCTAGTCTTATGCTTTCAACAACGCTAGTTTTTTCAAAGTTTGTATTTTCTACAATCCTTACATAATGAGGAAGTGAATTTATAACCTTTGTTGACTCAAAACCTACTACAACAATTATATCCGCATAAGGATACTCACGTTTAATATTTATAACGGTTTTTTCTAATATTGTTTCTTTTTGGTTTGCTTGCAGCAAGCATTTAGGGCCATAAGATTTCATTCTATGACCCATTCCCGCAGCGGGGATAATAACGGTTAGGGGTGAGCCTTCTTCTCTTCCTGCTCCCTCTTTTTTTATTGAGGTTGTGAATCTATTGGGCATGCATCCTCTGTTGTCTTTTTTCCATAACCCTCACCCAATTATTCTGCCATGTCTCTTGGTTAACAATAAAAGATGAATTGTCTCCTGTCACCCTTACCTTTGTTAAAGATCTTGGAACATGCGATATTATAAACTTTTCGCTAATTCTCATCCACAGATCGTAATCTTCACATGTTCTCATGGTAGCATCATAAAAACCCGTTTCTTCTAACACTGCTTCTAAGGCCTGTTTCGAAATCAAAGACCCGCTATGAACTATGCATTCTTGAACTAAACGTTTTCTGTTGTAAGGTTCTTTATATTCCCTAATAATCTTTCCTGTATTAGCATGAAGGGTATCATAGTCTCCATAAACAACCCCAATCATCCCTTCACCACGAGAAAAAACTTCTAAACATGACGACACTTTATCTTCATACATTTCATCATCAGAATCTAAGATGGCATATATGTCAGTAAAGCCAATAGTATATTCTATTCCAGTGTTTCTGGCGCTACTTGGTCCTCCGTTAGGAGATTTAATAGCTATAATATTAGTATTACCATACTTTCCTATGTTGTTTGTTTTATAAACCTCTAGGTCGTGTGATTCATCCCTCTTCGAATTTTTCAAATAGGACTGAATTACCTTCCAAGATCCATCAGTAGACCCATCGTCTACAATACAGATATTGAGTTTTCCGGGATAGTCTTGGTTGATAGCGCTTTTTATAGCTTTACCAATATAATTTTCGTCATTATAATTGGCTATTAATATAGTGACTGTGGAAAGTGTCATCTTAATTCGTCCCAAGTTCTTATTAAGGAATTTGTTGATTCGACCTCGTCAAATTCTTCACCTTCTCGAATCTTCTTTTCTAGGCTAGCGCCTCTATTTCCGTATAAGAATTTATGAAGTATCGACTGAACAGTAAGACCGTTGATTCCATCAAACCCTTTTATATATCCGGCTTTTTCAACCTTATAGGATAATACTTGGTTCAATGTTTTTATTAGGTCAATGGGTACTTCTTTTCCAGATTCAAATACACTATAAAAACCACCGCTGATATTACAAAACGTTTTGTCTAAAATTTCATCGTCTGTTAATTCGTCAAGAATATTTTGAACTTTATAAGAAATTTCGCCATCTTCTAATAAAGACTTAGATTTTTCAATCAAGTCTATATAACCTTTTCCTTTAGTATTCACTATTAATATTCGTTTAGGTTGAAATCTTTCTTGATTTAGGATCGAGCTTATAGTCGTCTCTATTCCGTCTAAATCATCTCGTACCAAAACGATAAAAGTCATTCTAGGATAAATTTCTTTTTCTAAAACCTCTTTTAAATCTTTACCTTTATTTGCCGTTTTCCAAATTTCTTCTCTGTATGTTCGACATCCGTGCTCTAAGACATAGAATTCATTTTCTTCTAAGTCTTCTGCTTCAATAATATTTACACCTTGTGCAATGAGTGTGTCAATCTTACCAAGTTCGCATCCTACTTGTGTTTTTCCTTCTTTTATAGAAAACACACACTTCTTACAAGAAGTAGTTATAGACTTCATCCTATCTTCTACTTCCACTTCTTCAAAAGAATCGTCTATAATTTCTGCGGTCATGGTCTGCAAGCCTCTACTAATAGTTTAAAATTGTTAATTCTCTTTTTTGTTACCTTGAATCCCTGATCCTCAAAAAAACTAGACAGTTCTTCTGCCGTAGTATGGCTAAGGTGAACATCCCAAGCTCCTGAAAATCCGCCATGAATAAGTCGGTTAAACTCATCAGCAGTCATTTGATTTCGATAGAAAGCTTTTGAAACTTCACGAGCATCTATTGATGTTACTACTATCTTACCGCCGTGCCTTATTTTTTTTGTCCAGTTAATAAGAGCCTTTGCTACATCGCTCTTCTCTAAGAAATCTATAACACCTTCCGATATAATCTCTGTACATTCCGCATCTGCGGCAATTTCATCTAAATTACGAATGTCTGTAGACAGGTCATCAAATTTAGAAACTGGATCTACGTTAATATACCCATTAAGCTTATTTGCTTCTCCAACGGTTACTCTTATCTTCATATTATCCCTTAAATGTTATATTAGCCGCACTGTATAATACTTCTTGCCATCTATCTACAAACTGTTTAGTAGAATACCTGTCTAATATTGTTTGTCTGGCATTGTCGCCAATCTCTTTAGCCATGCCTTTATCATTTAATAAATCAACAAGGTATTGTTTCATTACGTTAGGGTCGTTAGTCATGAAGCCATTAACCCCATGCTCAATGACTTCAGGTATCATACAGTTTTCTGTTGACACAACTGCACACCCACAGGCCATTGCTTCCATAAGTACTGTTGGCACTGGAGACACCGTGGAAGTATTGAGAAAGATTGAGCTGTTTTGATAGGCAGATACAAGATCTGCGGTTGAAGCTGCGGGTTCAGAAAGTCCCGGAGTATCTCCTAATACCTTATAAGGCAGTCCTTGAATAACGTCTTGCCAAATGCTAAACCCACAACACCAATCACGATTAATCCAATCGTTTACCACTGAAAGGATTTCATCTCCTCTTTCTCCATCATGCGAACAAAATAAGTCAGTATCAATACCATGATTAATCACTTGGGTGTCATCTTGTTCTTCCCATCCCCATTCGCCAATACTGTGTCCAGATATGAAAAGATTTAAATCCCCTCTCATGTTTCTGACTTGATCTAGTATGTTTCCGTCCCATTGAGGCACTGGAAGAGTATGTTCCAAGCTTACCAAAGGAAGATGCATCAACTTAGACAGCTCAAGAGCTTTTTGAAATTGTCCAAACTTATTCTGAGATAGGACTAAATCAAAATCTACATGACTTGGTATTTGTTCATTTCCAAGTTCGGGATTTAGAAGATGATAATTATCTGGAAGTTTAGCGTATGTTTCATTCCAGTCTTTTATACCTTCTGCTCTGTACGAATAGAAACTATGTCCGGTTTTTGCCAACATGCTTTCGTATCGTTCATGAGTAGGAAAAGTCAATATGTTTAACTTCTCATTTGGTTCTCTTGTAGAGGCTCTTATGATACTAGATACAGGGTTAATCATTAAGTAGTCCCTTCATTAACTCTCCAATGTTTTGATGAGAATATTCATAGGCTTGTTCTAAACCTTTTCTCTTCATATTTTTTAAAGCTTCATTATTTTCGTAAACATGACGCATTACTTCTCTTAACCCTTGGACGCTAACAGAGCACCAGTTCTCATTTCCAGTGAACAGATTAGTAAATGTTTCTGTCATTCCATAAACAGGTTCCATTACTCCTTCTACCAAGAATCCACCTTGTCCAATAAAGTCAGACATTCCTCCAATGTTTGTGCATATAGGAGTTTTACCAAAACCCATTGCATCAAAAGCTGGTATACACCAAGCTTCTCCATAACTAGGCATGACAAAACAATCACAACTATTATGAAGCTGGTAAATGTTTTCCTCTTCTAAAGTATTTGTTATTATCAAATCTTCTCTATAGTCATCTACATTTGGAAATCTTTTTAGTCCAACCTTAACTGAGTTGCATAAATCTCTGACCTCCAGAGCTAAATCTTCTGGACTGGTGTTATGCCTTCCTGTTTTTATTAAAATAGAGACATTTTCTGAGGGGTCGAACTCTGCGTGAAAAGCCTTGATGAAGGCCTCTAGGTTCTTCCGTTTATTCCAGTCTGCAATTGTGTAGAAGATAAAGTTTTCTTTTGCGCTAGGAAAGTCTATCTTTTTATGTCCTCTTTCAAATTTAGAGAAGTCACAGGCATGCGGTACTACTTTAATAGGAATAGTCACTCCGCTATCTTCTGAGGATCTTACCATTTGGTTATTAATAACCCAAGCCTCGTCCATCATGTTAATTTTTCTAGACCAGTCCGAATCTATAAAGTTGTTAGTCTCTGTGGCATAGAGAGCAATGTTCTTTTTAAAAGATGAACTATATTCCATTAGATGTGGAAGGGTATGCTGAATACATACATCGCAAGATGAACTATCTTTACCTTCCAGCTCAAGCAATCTACTAGGAAGTTTCGTGTCGGTTACTGCGTTCAGCTTTAAGGGGCGTGGAACTACGTCAATTCCAGCAGCATCTAGAGACAATATATAATCAATTGCGGCATTTCCCCAACCTGTGCCATCTCTATAACAACCTATGTATAAGACTTTCATTTGATGAATTCTTTTCTTGCGGATTCCCAATGATTTCTGCGATGACAAAGATTGGACATCATATTATACGCTTTATCTCTGTCAAAAGGCTCATATACAGGCTTTGCAAACTTGTATGAGTCCTCGTTTAGATACATTTCTCCAGCGCCATTTATAAACATTCCATAGTTTAAATCTCGCACTAAACGTGATTCAAAATAACTGTTTAACTTATCTGGCTCACCGAGAACATTAACGATTAACCATTTAGCATACTCAGAGTTAGATATCTCTTTTTGTTCATTTCTTACGGGAGTATGAACTCTTGGTGGAGACATCCATTTTCCGGGAACTACTTCTACGGAGTCAAAATGATCTTCCCATTTTTTAGCAGTTTTGTCCCACTGGTAATACTTTTCAAAGTTAAGCCTTGTATTTCTTGATAATGTTTCACTTTGCTCATCAGAATTTTCAAAGAACTCTTTTATTTTTTTAGCAGCGTCGTTATTGTCAGGAACTGCTCTATTACAACCTGTTTCTAATTCGTTGTATAAAGCTTTTGGTTTTAGTGGTGTTCCTCCTAGCTTTCTTACCACGCTGCTCATTGCAGAGTAGTCTGTACTCATGACAGGAACTCCACAAGCAGCGGCTTCTACTTGAGGCAATCCAAAACCTTCACTATTGGAATACTGAATATACAAGTCAAATAGATTCATTATCTTTGACAGGTATTCATACGACACTCCCTTTTGAACATTTGATAACCCAGCAGAAAAACTTCCACACTTAGGGCACTTACTTCTAGCGTCAGAAAAGAAGGCTGGAAAAGCATGTTCACATTTAACACATGAATAGGTAAACAATACCTTACTAGCAATCTTATTTTTGTTTAAGAGTTTTGGTATATCCCAACCCAAGTCTGGATAGCTAGTATGGCAATATAAATAAACATCAGTTCTTCCTGATGTTTCTAAGAACTTGCTAAACATCTCAAAGAGGTCTGGAAAGAGTTTTCTTCTTTGGTTTCTCATTACAGTCCCAACAAACTTAGTCTCTGCACTAAAACCCATCTCTTCTTTGTGTTTGTTCTTGTCTTCTACTGGTTTGTAAGCTTCATCAGCAGAAGGAGGAGCGCTACCTAAACAGTTGATTGTCCCTCTAGACTCTTTTTCTAATACATCGTGTCCCCAGTCCGAATAATTAAATACGGCATCAGCATTAGAAAAAGTAGATATCCATTGTTCATTTTGGGGAGCAGCGTCTACGGTTGGCATTAAAACCCAATGGAAGTATGGACGAAAAGGAGACCTCTCTTGATACTCAAACATCCAGAAATCCCGTATGTCACACACGATATCTGGTTGGAAATTTAATACTACGGATTCAAATCTCCACTCTCCGAATTGATTTGTGGGAATTTCATCGTACTTTTCTTGCTCTTCTTCATCAGGCATGTTTCCATAAAAAGTCCATGGTATACCATGCTTCTTAGCTTCTTCATCTCGACCATAACTAGCAAATTCTGCAAGTTCATATTTTCCAGTAGCATACAACCTCTTCATGACTTCTCGAAGATATGTAGCATATCCCGTATTTAAATATGTAGCTTCTCCGCAAAATAGGATTCTCTTTTTCATTTGTTTACTTCTTTTAACAATTTTATTATTGCCCTTGTTTTGACTTTTACTTCTTCTTTACTAGAAGATGTATAGCTAGCAATTTCGCTATTGGTGTAGTTTTGTATCTTTAATTTTATTATAAATAAGTCTTCTTCGGAAAGATATTCAGGCAAGCAATCAAGTATGTTATCTTGTGTACTGTATAAACGATCTACTTGAGCAACTAGTCTTTGTTCATTTTTCTTTATCTTGCTTCTAAGCTTTGATATAGAGTTTCTTATACATACTGTAGCAAATGTACTGAACTTAGATTTAGATTCATCATGTCCTCTAATAGCTTTCAGCAATCCAATTAATCCAGCTTGAATGTAATCGTCAAAGTGAGAACTTTCTAAAAAAGAAAGAGCCTGAAAAACGACAAGTCCATAATGTTTATGAACGAGTTCTTCTTCAAGCTCTTCTTGAGTTCTGAAAGTGCTTTTATTTAGATTCTTGTTTTTGGTTTTCATATGAGTTGAATAGTTTAAATTCTTTTACCCTAAACTTTGTAGAGTGTCTTTTGTTTCCGTTTTTATCAACCCAAGAGTTGTTTCTAGCAGAAGCTACTAAGTCAATAATATCGCCTTTAAGACAATAACGCTCAATGGTTTCTCCGCCAGAATCCCAAGCTTCAAAGTCAAAGTAGTTGACTGTCTTCTTTTTTTCGCCATTTTTTTCTTTTCGGTATTCATTGATGGCGAGTGTAAAAGTGCATAGCTTGGTATTCTCAAACTCTACAACTTTAGGATCTGCTACTAATCTTCCAATAAATCTACAGTAATTTGAAATAGTGTTCATAATTATCCCGTAATCAAAATGAAGTATTATTAATAATTTATAGCTTATTCAATGATTTATGTCAACTTAATTCTATCACATTATTAACTATAAACCCGTCGTCTAGCTGATATCGTTTCTTTTTAGAATCTTGACCAACTAAGATTACATCGCTTCCTTCGTAGAGCAAATTCTTAAAGCTTTTCCATTGGTCAGAAAACACTGTCACTGTATCAAGAGTTCCAGTATTATCCTCTACATTTAGAAAGGCCATTTCTAAACCTTTAGCTTTTCCTTTTTTAGCAACGTATCTTTTAACCTCGCTAACAGTTATAGCCATTTTAATGTTACCACGTTTACCTTCCACGAACTGTTTTATAGTTGTGTTAGCAACCGATGTATCATAGGTTTCTACTTTGGAGTATGTTAAAGCAACCCCTAGATAGTTTTGCTCTGTTCGTATAACCCAGCCTGAATCATCATTTAATGCATACGACGGATTTTTACAATGTTTTACTAAGTCTGTTAAAATCTGAGAACGCTTTGAATTAAAAGTTGAACCACCCTGTTTCTTTGTGGGAGCCATTGCTGTCAACAATGATATTAGATTATCAAATCTATCAAAGTTGTCTTCTGCCCATTCAATCTCTTTTTTAGTCATGTTAGACCAAGTATCTAGCTCGTCCAACATTCTTTGACGAGATTCCGGAAGATGAGAAAAGAAACCAACAGAAATAAGACCTGTTAACATTCTTGAGTTTGCCTTGTTAGAAGCCAAGACAAGAAATTCGTACCAAGTTGCATCACAAAGCTCTCTGCCAGAGGACTGTTCTAAAAATACAATAGCATCTCTAAATTTTGCAACCTGTTTTATTCCAACAGACTTTATATCAGTAACTCCAAAGTGAATCCTATCGTCAATAATAGCAGTACCTACATTAATCTCTTTTATAGAAGGTGGATTAATATAGATTTCATTATTCTTGGCGTCATTAACAAGCTCTCTCACTTCTTGTTGAGGATCTGGCTTGCCTCCTGAATGTTTCAAGTAACTACAATAAAACTCAAGAGGGTGGTGAGCTTTAGCATAAGCACTCCAATAAGCACATATGGCATAAGACACAGCGTGAGATTTGTTAAACGAATACCTACTTGAAGCTTCAATCCAACTAAAGATTTCTTCAGCTTCTTCTTCGCTAACAATCTTTTCTACAATAGCTCCCTTTAAAAATTTCTTTTTAACCTTAGCCATAAGGTCTGCTTTCTTCTTACCAATAGCCTTACGAAGATCGTCTGCTTCTTGAAGGTTAAAGCCAGCAAGCTGCTGTACTATTTTCATAGCTTGTTCTTGATATACAAGAACGCCTTGAGTTCCTTTTAGGATAGGCTCAAGAGATTCATGTAAATAAGTTATTTCTTCAGAACCATTTTTTCTATCAACAAACCTTTGAGTCATTGATTTGCCATCTTGAATAGCTTTCAATGTTCCCGGCCTAATAATAGAAATTAAGGCAGCCAACTCTTCAATGTTCTTTGGCTGAACTCTTTTAGCCCAAGATCTACCAAGATTGCTTTCTAGTTGAAAGACACCCTTAGTTCTTCCTACGCAAATTAATTCCCAAGTAACTTCGTCGTCAAACTTTAATTCAAGTGGATTAAATGTGGATGTTTCCATCAGCAAAAGCCTTTTCAAATTGAACCTTAGGGGCAACACGTCGATAGAGCTTCATAAAGCCTATCATCAAATTAGCAGTATCTTTAACATCTTGTAAAGCATCATGAGCGTTTTCTTTACTCATACCAAACAAGTCTCTCATTGAGTCCATGCTTAAAGATTTAATATCTGCATTGTTCTCCATCCACATCCAGACATTATCCATAACGTCAACTCGGTGGATTTTATTAAAAAGAGTTTGTTTACCAGTCTTCTTGTCAATTGGGCCGTATAGCTCGCACATTCGCTGCACGATAGGCATGTCAAAACCTACGATATTGTACCCAGCTGCAATTGGGGCGTAGTAAGGAGTCCCTTTAAAATTGTATTTGTTTACAAAATTCCCGAACTTCTTCCAGACAGTTCTTTCTGATGGAGCCTTTGCTAACTCTTTTCTGGTCTTGCCATTAACCGCTAAAGCTTCATCTTCAATAGGATCTAATCCCATCTCGATAGCTTCGTCATCATCTAAGATAGGTCGAATTAAACTTTCAAAATATCCGTCTGGTTGAATAGTTAATTTCCTACCATGAATGGCCACTGCGGCTATTTGCACTGGTTGTGTTTTGTCTGGATTTCGAGAACCAGTCTCAAAGTCAAAAACGATAATATCCCTATAATTCATAGCTACACCCTTTATCTAATTTTTCTTCTAATTTCAAAAAATTTACCTAATGCTTCTTCAATATCATCATAAAGCTCGCTAAAGAACTTTGAATGAACTTGGTATTTTACTTTCTTATTCATTGGTGAGTAAAAGTCATTTATGCAACATATGGAAAGGCTTTTATACTCTACATATCTTCCAGACGTTATTTTACATCTTATCGATTGCTTATAACTCATTTTAATTTTATCAGACATGTCTTTCCTTCAGTTGGTCTCTAATACTCATCATTTTATCCATTAAAGAAATTCCTAAAATATCAAACTTAACATGACCCATTGCTTCTAGGTCGTTCATTTCCATTCCGGCTATCTTTTCAGAACCTCTTTTGTCCCTAACCATAGGGCATACGTCGTTAAGGTCGTGAGAAGATATAACAACACCAGCGGCGTGTTTTCCTTGTGATTTAAATGTCCCTTCGATTCTCATCGCCTGTTCGAAGAACTTAGCGTGATCGCCTTCAAGAGAGCCATCATCATTTAATCTACAATAGTCTCTAAGGGCATCCGGTTGATTCATTAATGTCCAATTGATAACAGACGGATTATCCATTTCAGACAATTGGTCAGATACTTCATGTTCGTGAGGTAGGCTTTTGGTGATAGAATTCATTTCTTCAAAACCACAAGCGTCATTCATTCTTAGAACTTCTTTTAAAGCACTTCTTCCTTGAAGTCTTCCGAACGTAACCATTTGTCCAACACGTTTTGATCCGTATTTTCCTCGAATGTAATCTATTGTTTCGTCTCGTTTATTTGCGGGTACATCAATATCGATATCAGGAAGCGAAACTCTGTTAGCAGTATTACGACCAGCATTATAGAATCGTTCAAATAGTAATCCGTACTCTATAGGGTCTACTTGTGTAATGCCTACTAAATAAGATATCAAACAACCTGCCGCACTTCCTCTACCCGGCCCGGGAATATGGTTCTTCTTTACGACACTATCAACTATATCTCTAACAATTAAGAAATACCCAGCTAAATTTGCCTCGCTGATTACATCAAGTTCTTTTTTAATCTGGTCTGTGTATATTTGTTTAATTTCTACGCCATTAATCTTACCTGTTGGCTCTAACCTGCTTTTCCAACCCTGTCTACATAACTCGCGAAGATAGGTGTCTTCTGATTTTTCTTTCGGGCATTTGAATTTAGGAAGCATTGGTCTACCAAGAATATCATAGTCTTCGCACATAGAAGCTATCTGCATTGACATTTCTATTTCTTGTGGAGTGTTAACAGCTTGTATTTCTTCTAAAGAAGGAATGTGGAAATTATTAGACCTGATAAAACCAGAAAAAGAAGCATCTCCTGTTTCCTTTAATTTTTTTCTTACATCCCGTAAGGTTGTTCTCATTGAAGAACACAATAAGAGAAGTTGGTCTTCTGCGTCTTTCTTCTCTGGGTAATGTGAGTCAGCAGTTGCTACGGTACGATATCCGTGTCTTTTTGCTACATACCTTAAACCCTGAGCTACTAGACTAGCTGCTGGAGAATTCTCTTGGTCAATCGCTTGTATTTCAACAAAGAAGTTTTCTTTACCAAAAATGTCTATATACTGATTGGCCATTGCGACAACATTGTCTACCCAATCAGGATGGGTGAATCTTTTAGCTTCTTCTTCTGTTCTAGAATTATAAGCAGACCTAGCATCAGAAAATATTACATTTGCTAGATCACTTCCTAGATGACCACTAAAAGCAATTAGATCTCCATTAGCAAATTCGCCTAATGTTTTTAAATCTAATCTAGGCTTGTAGTAATAATTCTCTTCATCATTACTCTTAGATACCGCTTGTATTAGATTGTCCCATCCCTTCTTGTTTTTAGACAGAACACATAGATGACTAAGCTTCCTATTTTCTTCGTTGTGAATAGTTGTATCTTGCTTGCTTAGGTAGAACTCGCACCCTAATATTGGCTTAATATTTTTTTGTTTCATAGCCTGTGTAAACGCTACAGCCCCTGATATAGTCCCGTGGTCAGTTAAGGCACAAGACTCATAACCAAGGTTAGAACAGCGTGAGGCTATCTGTGCGGGCCTGCTAAGGCCATCAAGCAAAGAATAGTGGCTATGAAGGTGAATGGGAGTCCAATTTGTCATTTTTTATCTTTCTTATCGTCGTCAACTAATCTACCGCCACCGTCTCCGTAGGTAGTAATTTTATCAATAACTCCATACTCTTCAACAACTGCGTTTACGCCTTTTTCTACGAGTTCATCTCGTATGTGTTGGCAAACGCTTTTTCCAGAGTTTTCATACTCTTCGCTAAACTTGCAAAGCCTTTGACACTTCCAATGTTTATGTTCATTAGAAAGAAGTCTGGGGTTTTGAATATCTCTGATTTGTTCAAATTTCTTGCGTAGTATGTCTTCCGCTTTTTTGTAATCGTCTTCGTCAAATACAAAAGAAAACAAACCACCAGCGTTAATGTAATATATGCTTACTGAGAATTCACGATCAGGATACATATTTTTAAGGGCATAGTAATACAATAATAGCTGAGTGTCGTTTTGCAGTTTACTGTATGTTTTTTCTTCGCCAGTTGCCCAGTCTAGCCTCTTCCCTGTTTTGTAATCTAGTATCTCATAATACTCTTCGTTTTGTTTAAGTATTAAGTCAACCGTTCCTTTGATTGATAAATACCCTTCAATAGTTTTCCCACCAAGTTCGTATGAATACTTAGCCCACGGCTTCTTAATTTCGAAGTCGAAAAACAATTCCGTAGCAACCACGTCTTGGTTTCTAGGGTCTAACACTCCACCTTCATAAGCTACTGCTTTTTCGGCCCATGATAAACATTTTCTTTTGTCTGCTTGGGTTATATTAACTTCTGGAAAAGCAGAGCTGTAATATTCAAAAGCGATATCATTGAGCAATTCAAGATCATCGCATTCTTCTAAAGTAAGAGTTCTTCCTGTCTCTTCGTCTTCTACTACATCAAGCCCATTAAGAATAGCAACCTTCTTGTCTCCAAGAGTCTGCATTACCTTATGGGTTATTGTCCCCATTAAGGCTTTCTTGTTAGTCTTGTCTCTGAAAGATAGATTGTACTGCAAAAAATACTTTTGCTGACAAAACTCTAACGTTCCTAAACTACTGCTTCGGTGGTAACAAACTATCATCTAAAGGCTCTATTTCCGATATGGGCAAGTTATACATATCTACATGAGTTTTAAAACCATTCCGTTTATCAATTTCGCCAGTCTTCCAAATCTTTGCTCTCGCAAAGTAATCTTCGGGCTCTGCCTGCCCGACTATCCAAATACTTTTAATACCACGATAAAGCCTACGGCCCTCTTTCATCGTCATATTCTCAAATTCAATACTTACAAAAATATATAACTCTGGTCTCTGATGAGTGCTTGTTTTAGCAACAGACACATCATAATAATCCAAAGGTCTAACTGTTCGTCTTTTTGTTTTAACTTCGATCTTACGATCATCTCTTGCCCAGATGTCGTAGTCGTATTTGTTACTGCCTTTATCGCAGCTAATTATTTGAGCTTCGATATAGCTCGCTACAGCTTCTTCTCCTAAGTAACCGGCGGCATTGCCACCACCTTTAAGAATAGAATTTCTAATTCCACCCAGTTGCTTTGCTTTTTTCTGGGCTCGTGTTACCATTCTATCATCCCAAGGTATACTTATGAGCTTTTTGTTGTTATCCATCCCCATTTTCTTAATACTTCCATGAGTTTAATGTTAGTTTCGTTTATACTCAGTTTGTCATTGTCTAGAATGTAATCGAAAGTGCTGTTAGATTCTTCTCCGTCTAAGGCAGTTTCACTAGGATGACTATCTTCATGAGGTTTTCTTGTCAGTCTAATTACTTTTCCGCCAGCCTTTTGAATAGATTCAACCTCATTAGGAAAACGGACATCTGGAACAATAGCCAAATCTGTACCACTGGCGTATATTCTATTTACACAACTATCAACCCATATAGTAGATTTCATTTTTCTACATACATCAGTTCCAAAGTATTGGAGAAATTCTCTAGCTGTCATTGCTCCTTTATTAGAAGAAGAAGATGGTAGGTCTTCCCAGTTGATACTAGTTGCTGTGTTTTTTTGTTCATCAGTGCCATAACATTGGGGTTCTGTTAGGCCAAATAACTGCATAGAAATAATCTTTAGTGGGTCTGCAAAACTAAAAGGTTTAACGTATGGCCATATTGAAACATCTGCATATGACATGAATTCATTATCTTTACGTTCGACATCTAGTATTCCCAGACCTTCTACTTCATTACCCTTTTCGTCTAACTGAATAGCATTGACTAATAGGTCTCCATTTTCATTCATGAGAAATTTCTCAACGACATCATTAAGTCTCATTTGATACCCATGAAGGAATTTACTGCAAGTGGTCTTTCCGCTTTGCTTGGCTCCAGAAAATCCTATTACCTTAGTCATTATCAATATCCTCTATGATTGGTTTTATTTGTTTATTTATTTGTTCTATAGTCATTTCACCGACATCTTTTAAATCAATGTCTATGGTTACTATATCAAATAAGCTGCTACACTTCTTATATATTTTACGATTAGCCTTTGCTCCAGCCTCATCATTATCTGGCAATAATACTAAAGTGGTGGCTCCTGACGTTTCAAGTATTCTTATTTGCGTATCTGTCAGTCCAGAACCAAACATACCGACTACATTCTTAATTCCCGCTTCCCAAAGTCTCCAGACATCTCCCTGTCCTTCAACCAATACCGCCATCCTCGAACTCTTAATATAATCTCTTGAGAGCCAATATCCATAAAGCCAAGCTCCAGCATAAAACTTTTTAGAATTTACCCACTTGCGACCATTATAGTTTTCGTGCATTATTCTTCCAACACATCCTACCATACATTCAAAGTCGTCGTCGTACACAGGAGCGACAACCCTGTCTCTCATTTGTTTTCTAGAATCTGAACAAACCCCAACATCAAATTCGTCTAATACAGATTCTGAGTATCCTCTATCAAGATAATATTTTGCGGGACGAGATAACGCTTTTCTTGCAACGCTTCTATTAACGCCAGACTTTTTGTTCTGCTCTCTTTTCTTGAAGTTGTTTTCAATTCCACAAAGCGATTTTTTATTAAAGTCCATATTGTTAGAACTTTTTACGAGATCTTCAAAATTAGTTTCAACTAATTTCATTGAGAAGTCAACAGCCTCGTTGAATGTTATTTCTTTATCTTGGAACTTGCTGAGTAAAGCTCTGATAAGACCAATGGGAGTGTTGATATTATCTTCTTCACATCCTTGAGTCCAACATTTCCATATTCCAAAGTATGAATGTTCTGAATCAATCGTCATTGTAAAAGCGTTAGGATTGTCTCCATCGTGAATAGGACATGCACAAGATATGTATTCACCAAAATCTTGGATTGGTATTCCAAAATGACCGAGAACTCTTTGTATGTTTGACGCTATTTTGTCAGATAGCGCTTTTAGCTCTTTGTTTGATAATTGTTTCAAAAAGGTTTCTCCGCATCTACTTCTTCTTCAACAATAAAATCTTCTTCTTCATTACTTACTTCGTTATCGAATCCTTCTTTTTGTCTCTTCTGCTCTAGTATATATTCAGACTTAGTAAAGCCTTCGTCTATTCTTCCGTATTCACCCATCATGTTCATGTTAATATAATCATATTCGTCAGCTAATCCCCCACCATGTCTAGCGGCGATTGGTACTAACTTTCTATTTCCACTCACTCCACCATCTTCTGCTATCTCTTCGTCTGATTTTCGTTTAAAGATTGTTAAACTAGCGCAAAGCCATACTAAACGGTCAGAACCACTAATAACATCACTAGACTCTCTTGTTACGCCGTCTCGGTTTAATTGAACAAAACTCAAACAAGGAGCGTCATACTGAATCATAAAATTAACAAGCGTTGTCATTTGAAATCCTAACACTTGGAATTCTTGCATTCCACCAGACATCTGTTCTGAGTGCATTAGTTTTAAGTAATCATAAATTATTAAACAAGGTTTAGTTCTTCCGTTTTCATCGCATCCAACCTTTTTAATAACCCATCTACGCATGATAGAGACGGTCTCTTCAAACGATTTTCCAGCAATGGTCACGTAGTCACAAGGCATTTCTTTTATGCGTTCTGCCGCCTGTCTAACTCTTTCTTCTTTGCCTTTTGTTTTTGAGAAAGACCCAGTAGCTATATCGTTGATTTCTATGTCACTAAGGTTTGCTAGTATTCTGTTTACATGGTCTTCTTTTGACATCTCAGTATCTAACATCAAAACTGGGATACCAAGCTTTCCAGCTACATGTAATGCTACTGCATCAGCGAACATACTCTTTCCGGTTTTTGGTCTGGCTGCTATTAGATCTACTGATTTTCTTCTAAAGCCACCACCTATAGATTTATCAAATCTAGGAAAGCCACTACTTATACCCATCGCTTCAGATGGATTATTTATCAGATGGTTTATGTACTCTTCAATATCCTCACTCATATCAACAGGTTTGTTTTCTACCTGATTATTTAAGTCAGAAGATAGCTCTAGAAAAGGAGCCTCTCCAATGTTTATTATTTGACTGACAGTTTCGTCTCCTGTCATGTCTCTAATATCAGACCGAACTTTTAAAGCTCTTCTGTCAAGCTCTCTACCAATTGTAAACTTGACTAATTTTTTAGCCTGACCTCTTACATTTTCGGGAGCTATGTATATTCCAGATAATTTCTTTATGTAATCGCTAGGAACCTTATCAACAAACACGCCATCTAGTCCTATCGACTTAGCGGCACTAAACAAAGAAGGAAGATCAACAGTTGTGGATTCTTCAAACACTTTCTTGAGACAGGCAAACAATATTTGGTGCTTATCGTCAGTGAATGAATCAACGCTCACCAGATCGTCAACGTCAATAAACGCTTCGGAACCATGTCGTACTAATCCTGCTAGGACAGCTCTTTCAGCCGTGATGTCATTAATTTCTTTAGTCATTAACCAACACACTTATCACATCGGTGAAAACTTCCGGTTTTGTAGATAGGGTTGATTTCTTCTAAATTGCCACAAACATGACATTTTACTTCAATAAGAGAAATCCCTTTTCTACGTGGTGTTCTACCTACATCAGGAGTTTTTAATTCTTCTTCAGTAGATTCCGTTCGGTCATCAACAAAGGTGTTTTCACCAACTTTTATTGACTCTCTTCTGCCAAATTTAGTTTTGTCTTGTTCTCTAGGGCCTGTAGAAAAGTCTAACCCCTTACTCGATGTTTGTGTTTCTAGTTCTTCTTCTTCTTCTTCTTCTTCTTCTTTTATTTCTGAAACGACTGACCCCGTTTGCTGTTTGATAGTTTCTCCCGTGAGAAGCCTATAACCTTTAATGACTTTTTCCATGTCGTCTTTAATGATTCCATCTTTTATAAGTTGTAATGGCGAAACGCTCATGATTGACCCCTATAATGTTTTTTCTTACTAAGTTCTATTAACGTGTCGGCTTGCTTTCTTGAATCTCGAATTGTGTCAGAAGACATAATAACCTTGCCTTCAACTACTCGTTTAACTCTCCAAACCTTCTGAACAAAATCATCTTCTTTTATTACATGGTTAACTTTAACTTCCCATTTAGTAAACTTATCAAAGTTATCCGACCTACCCGCAACAGTGTGATTAATAAACCCTTCACACCATTTTAAACGAGCGACTTCTGCATTGTGTCGTTTTTGCAAGAATCCACAATAGCTATAAAGAATATAAGCCTTTTCGCAACATTCTTCTGAAGTTAATGACTTAAGATCAAGACTAGTTAGGTTTAATATTTTTTCAACCTCGGTGCTTGGTTCTACCTTAATTACATCAGACATATAACTGTCTAAGTTAGACATGAATTGATCTAGTTTATCTATTGATAATAGTTTGTCGCCAGTCATCCTCTGTCCCTGCATAGCTTAATGTTATTAGTGTTATTGAATTGTTTTCAAGCCATCTAACTTTGTCTCGGTCTCTTGCTTTTGATTTTCTGAAGCCTTGTTGGTTTCCATGAAAATGGGCGACAAATTCGAAATGCTGCCGCCCGTGTACTTCTACCGCTAACGAATGAGACGGTATCAAGAAGTCAACAAACAGCGTAGATTTTCTTGATGGCTTATTTGAGCCCGGTAACGGGGCTTCTTCGAAAATTGTATCATACGGAAATTGTTCATGCAAGATCTTTCTTGAAAGAATATGCAATTTACTTCGAGGTCTTTTTTGGTCGCCGGAAACTATACATTTTGACAAGCTCCATAATCGTTCTCGGCCATCAAAACCAATAGCTTTCAAGATAACATTTCCTTTAATGAATTCTGCAAAGTTGGCCAGAGGTCGTTGTTAGTTAAGAAATCTCTGAGCTTTTGCTGCCCTTGAAATTTAACAAATTTAGTAATTTTCTCTTCATCTTCTATATCTATTTTTGCTTCTTCGAGAATCTTTTTTATCAATTGTGGTTCATCCACAAGGAAGTCGCAAGTATACCAAGCTCCAGCAGCAGAAATTAAATCGAAATCATTTGCTTGGTCAAACATTTCTTGTTTAAAATCAATACCCGTTCCGTAACGAAGCCAACCAGTAGCTTCTCCACCAGTGAATCCACCTAGTGCTGAAGTAACGATCTTCCAATGAAGAACCTGTCCAATTTGACGGCCATCATTCTTTTCTTTCCACGGTTGAATCCAAGCTATCTCAAGAATAGTATCTGCTTGATAACGGACTTTAACACCTCCGTCAGCAACCTTCTTTTTCCCCATTCCTCCAGTGTTAGCAATGAAGTGTGTAATCATGATGATAATAGCTTTTTGTTTAGGAACAACACTACTCATCTTCTTGCAGAAGTTAGATAGAATTCTTGGAACTCCGGGTCTATAATCCCCGCGTACTTCTTCGTCTAAGTCTCGTTGTGCTATTAAGCTAGATATTGAATCAATAATAACTACACAGTTAGGATAAGCTTTTACTAACTTTTCCACAGCTCCAAGATACTGTTCAGCACTCAGTGTTTCATTTTCAGATTGAACAACAGTTATTTTATCTGCCTGTAATCCTTCAACACCTTCAAAGTTTTTTGTGCTTAATCTACCTTCTACATTAACATAAAAAATAGGACGACTTCCATATTCTTTTTTCTGACAGGTAGCAGCAAACTGTAAAGCTAGTGTGGTCTTTCCACTCTTGGGATCTCCAATCATTTGAATCCAAGTTCCTTCTCTAAATCCTCCCCCAAGAGAATAATCTAAAGCAGGACTTACAGGAATAGTTTGCATGTTTTTTAAGTCTTGAAATACCTCAGCTCCATTAACAAGAATGTTACCGTATTTCTTTGTAATTGTTTTTAAGTTAGCGTCACTCATTGTCTATGTCCTTTAGTTTAGATAAAGCGCTCTTTTTTCCGAAGGGCTTTTTATTAGTAGAAAGGGTTGTGTCTTTGTAGGCAATCTCTTTTATCTCTCGGCTATTGATTATATCTAACTTAGCCTGTTCTTTTTTAATCAAATCGGGCAAGAATTTAACCCTAAGAGAATATATGCTCTTACCCCTGTAAGAATTGAGGGCATTTATTATTGCTTTTTCTTCAAACTTTTTAAGAAGTTGGTATCCTTTTGTTACCTGACTTTGAAATTTCTTTTTCCATTTGTCAGTGTTCCATAAGGCATAGGCTGGTTTTCCTACGTTTTCTTTTTCTGCTTCTCTGAGGCAAACCATCTCAGCTATATATTGGGATGCGTTACAAGGCTGTCCCGTCGTTTTGTGTTTGTAACCTTTGTTCATCTAGTATTCCTTTTTTAGCAATTATACATTCAGGAGACTCGTAAGGGTCTCTTTCTTCAAATCTTTCTGGAATTAATTCTGGAAGTCTCCAAGTTCTCACCTTGAGCTTCCCTTCATTTAAAACCCCAATATTAAACGTGTGTATAGTCATGTCTCCAAATATCAAAGCTCCTGCACCTTTGCAGAAAAAATAGCCGTCATAGTCAGCACCAATGTCCTCTACGTGAGACCGATTTCTGACCTGCATATTTACAATATGAACATCGTTTTGTTTGCAATAAAGCCTAAGTCTAATCCAAGCACTGCTAGGTTCTATATTAGGTCTTCCATCGTCTTGATAAATTGTGTCCCCATTAGACAAAATTGCAATCCAAATAGGATTACTATCTGCGTATTGGTTAATGTAAGAATCAAATTCTTTAGACAAAAAGATAGTCATTTTTTCTTTATGATATGAATAGCGTTTTCATGTCTAGATGCAGATTTAGACTTGGACTTAGTCTCATCAGAGAGCTGAGAAGCTGCTGGCGTCATGATAGTTACACCTCTGCTATCTTTGTGACCCATTAAGTCTCCAACTTGAGAAGAAGGGTCTTTAGCTTCTGAAACATGGCCAGTATCATGCATGGATTTTATATGCTTGCTTACTGCGGATTTTGTTCTATTCAAATCCGTTGCCATTTCATCAGCGTCTTTTTCAGAGTTATTCTCAATATAGAACTTCTCTATTTTTGTTAGCTTTCCAGTTTTTTTAGCCATTGGTGTATTCCCTTTCAGCCCAAGTAAATTCATTACTTTTTTTACCTACTAAATATTTAGTGTAATGTTCAAAAGTTTTCTCGCTCACTTTATCAAACTTTACATGTATTGAGTTAATCTTATTAGAGTCCATTCCTTGGGGATCAAACAAATGACCTCTAAGAACTTTTATGTAATGGAACTTTTTATTTACAGTAGCATCTTCTTCTGACCCTTTGTCATGGGTTACTATATAAGCACAGGCTTTTCCTACGTCTTCGTCTTTTGTAAGAATCTTGGCATCTTCGCTATAGTACTCGTAAGATACCGAATCAGGAGTTAAGAATTCACTTATGTCATCTGTCATTTTATTTTTTTCATATCTAGAACAAAATTTCCGTCTTTTTCTATCATGTCATCAAGACCTAATCCATCAGATGGGTTTTGATAATAACGACCTTTTAATTGATTAGCCCAGCTAGAACCATTACAATAAGGACAATTAGCAGTTATCTCAAATTCTGTATCAGTTTTTTCAACCTTTACCATTTGTAGTAATTGTTTTTCACAATCTGCACACGATATATTAACCTCTTCAAAGTCTGATACATCTAATATTTTTTTGTCTTCTGCCATTAGGATTTTCCATCTCGTATATACTTAGTCTTTTGATCTTTGGACATTTTTCCAATTTCTTTTTCCGAGGCGCTTCCAGATTTTCGCCACCATTCTTTAGGTTTCTTATCCTTTAAGTTGCCCTTTTCTTGTTTGGCTCTTTTTGCCTCTAGCTCATAACGTCCCATGTTCTTGGTGTTGCTCTCAGCCAACTGACCTAAAGTAGTCGGTTCGCCTTTAACAAATCCAATAGGAGCTTTATTAACTATAATCTCTACACTCTTGCTATTACACTTTTCGCAAGGAGATGGAGTATCATTAAATCCATGAAATTGTTCAAATTCATGGCTACAGTCTTGACATTCGTAATCGTAAGCTGGCATTATTCGTAATATTTTACAGGTTGGTCGTGAAGGGCATTTAAAATTCTTGAGATAATCTTATTTCTAATTATATCATCTTCTGTCAGTTCCGCAATACCAACCCCATCGACTTCATCTAGTCGGTACAACAACTTGTCAAGTCCTCCTTGTTCGGACTGCATCAAGTCTGTTTGATCCATATCTCCATTTATGACGGCTTTAGAATCCCAGCCAATTCTGGTTATAAACATTTTTAGCTGTTCAAATGTAGCGTTTTGGGCTTCATCTAATATCATAAAGCATTTATGAAAATTTCGCCCTCTCATATATTCTAAAGGGCATACTTCAATTTTCCCCTCATCTCTATACGCTTGTACTCTACTAGAGTTCAGTCTATATTCCATCTCTTCTAATACTGGAACAAGGTATGGGTGTATCTTTTCTTCAAAGGTTCCGGGAAGAAAACCTAAACCTCTTCCTGCTTCAATAACAGGTCTAGTAACTACAATCTTATCAACTCTTCCATCAAGCAAATAGTCACAAGCAATACCTACTGAAACTGCTGTTTTACCCGTGCCAGCAGGCCCTGTGCAAAGAGTAACATCATTACATTCTATTGCACCCATATATAGCTCTTGATTTTTAGTCTTAGCTTTTAAAGACTTTCTTCTTTTTGTATGCCCTGCTTCTTTAGGTTTTCTTTTGGAGGTCATTTATTTACCCGTTGAACCAAATCCATCAGTCCCCCTAACCGCATCGCTTAGTTCATCTACTTGCTGTAGTATAAATTTGGGGGTTTCTTGTATTAATAATTGCGCTATTCTATCTCCCTTGGAGACATTGTATACTTCATCGTGAGTATTTTTAAGAGCAACTTTAACTTCACCACGATAACCAGAGTCAATAACTCCAGCATGCCTATGGATGCCTTTAACGCCCATTGATGATCTATCCCAGATTAAGCCAGCGTAGCCGCTAGGAAGAGCTAGAGCTATCCCTGTTGACACTAATTTTGTTTCAAGGCTGTCTAACACAATGTCTTCGTCAGCGTATAAATCCCAACCAGCGTCTTCAGTGTGTGCTTTTTCTGGCAGGTGTGCTGTTTCTGTTAGTTTCTTAACCTCAAAGAATTGGGTCATCAAAAATCGTCCTCTATATTTCCGACCGCATATTCTGTTACGCGAGTCTCAAAGAAGTTTTTGCATTTTTCTAGATCGATAATTTCACTCATCCATGGGAACGGGTTCTTTGTATCTTCATATTGACTAGGAAGATTAAGACTTTCAAGCCTACGGTTAGCTATATATTGAACATAATCAATAAACATTTCGGAGTTAAGTCCGAGTATACCATTTGGTAAAACATCTCTGGCATAGTCGAGTTCAAGTTCCATAGCCTTGTCGATATGATCGAGCGTTTCTTTTTCAAACGCTTTAGTCCATATTTTTGGATTGTCTTCTCTTATTCTATTTATTAGTTTAATACCAAATTTGATATGCAAACTCTCATCTCTTAATGTGTACTGAATCTGTTCTCCAACTCCGGGCAATTTATTCTGTCTATTAAAAGAAAGAAGCATGGCAAAACCGGAAAAGAAGAATATTCCCTCGCATATAACATAGTACGTGATTAAGTTACGTAAGAACTCTCTTTTTCCTTCTAATGTATTGATATTAAAATCCACACGATTAATGTCCGTGCAGATGTTCATTAAGAAAACATCTTTCGCTTTGATGCTTGGTACAGAACTGTAGGCTTCATAAACCTCTTCAATATCTAATCCAAGAGAGTCACAGCAATATACTACCGTAAGATTGTGCAAACTTTCTTCGTATGCTTGCCTTAAAATGTATTGGCGGCACTCTGGGTCAGTAACAAACTTGAAAACACTTAGTAATAGATTGTTAGCAACTAGGGATTCTGAACCAGCGAAGAAACCTAAAGATCTTTTGATTACTAATTTTTCATCTTCAGTTAAAGAATCTCCCCTCCACTGCTCTATATCTTTAGCCATAGATATCTCTGTAGGCATCCAGTTATTAGCTGCTCCGTCTATGAATAAATCCCACGCCCATTTATTGGTATGAGGAAGTATCTGATTAACTGCGGCTACTTTATCCGAAATAATTTCTTTAGTTTTTTTCATCTTTTTTTATTCTTTTAATCATTTGAAACAACAGGTCTTTTACTCTTTCCAATTCCTCAGGCGTTAGTTCAACTATATATTTTAACGGCGAGGTTGCTGACTGTCTATACTCTTGAAATATCATTGACAGCTTTCGCAATCTGGGTCTGTGATTAAGCAGGCTTTTTCAAGATATTGTTCAGTTATGTCGCTTGAATCTTCTTTAGGGGCGTCCACGGTTGACTTTTCAAGCCTTGTTGCAGCTTTGCTTCGTAAATAATACGTAGTCTTTAAGCCTTGCTCCCAAGCGTATGTGTAAATGTCATTGAGATATTTAAGACTTGTGCCTTTATTGTATAGGTTAAATGACTCTCCCATGTCAATCCATTTCTGTCTTTCTGCCGCAGCTTCAATTAATGTCTCTGCACTAACATCAAAAGCTGTTTTAAATTCTCTTTGCATGTCTTCTGGAAGGTCGATAGACATAACGTCACCATCGGCTGTTTTCAAAGCGTTGATTAGCTCTTGACACCATATGTCTTTCTTTTTTGCCATGTTTACAAAATGCTCATTAATCATTGTGAATTCACCACTCAGGGTAGAATAAACAAATAGTACGGAATAGTCAGGCTCTATTGATTGAGAGCATCCCTGTATATAAGAAATAGTCGCGGTGGGAGCAATAGCCATTACGTTTGAGTTGCGCATTCCGTATTCTTGTATATGTTCTCGAACTTTATCCCACTCTAAAGTCTCGTGGTCTTTTATTTGGTGATGATTATCGTTACCACCTTTTGGATGCTCAGGAAGCCTATCGTTCATTAATCTACAGTATGTATCAATTGGTAAATTACCATAACTCCATTCTGAACCTTCGTATGACCAATAAGCCCCTTTTTCTTTAGCTAGTTTAGAAGAAGTAAGGATTGCGTGGTAAGAAATAAATTCTTGAACCTTGCCGCATAAAACAACAGAATCTTTAGAATCGTAATCAATGTTCAGCTTATGAAGTAATCCATGAGTTCCCATGACTCCAAGACCAACTGGACGATGACGAACATTAGATTGGTGGGCTTCTCTAGTAGGATAGAAATTTAAATCAATAACATTATCCAGCCCTCTGACAGCAACCTCTACAGTTTGCTGTAATTTTTTCCAATCAATAGTTCGAATCTTAACATGGTTTTCAAGGTTGATACTTGCGAGGTTGCATACGGCAGTCTCTCCTGTTTCTTCAACTTCTCCATCTTTATAAATGGTTGGCTTTGTATGTAAAAGAATCTCTGTGCATAGATTAGAAGAATGAACCACTCCTTCATGCTTGTTACTATATCTAATATTGGAAGGGTCTTTAAAAGTAATCCACGGATGTCCTGTTTCATACAAAGACTTAAGCATCTTCTTCCAAAGATCTTTGGCGTTCATAATACGGAAATTTTTAATATCTCCATTGTTTGCCATCTTCTTATATTTTTTATAAACCTTAGAGAATTCTTTTCCATAGGTTTCATGTAGCTCTGGACATTCAGAAGGATCAAATAAATACCAGTCTTTACTCTTTGCAGAAGCATCCATGAACTCATCACACACCCACAAGGCAGTATTCATGTCATGACATCTACGTCTTTCATCACCTGTGTTCTTTCTTAATTCAAGAAAATCTTCAACATCAAGATGCCAAACCTCTAAGTAAGCACAACCAGCGCCTTTTCTCTTTCCGCCCTGATTTACCCCAACTAGGGTGTCGTTGAATATCTTAAGCCACGGAATTAACCCAGAAGATTCTCCGTTAGTCCCTTTGATATAAGAACCAGTAGAGCGAACAGAACTCCAGTCTACGCCAAGTCCTCCAGCGTATTTTGATAGTCTAGCTTGGCCATGAATGGTTCCAAATATTCCATCAATAGAGTCGTCTACAGTACTAAGGTAACAAGAAGATAGTTGAGAATGACAAGTGCCACTATTGAACAATGTGGGAGTAGACGGTGAGTATCTGAATTCAGACATCATGTTATACATTTCTATAGCTCGTTCTTCTTTGTTTTTTTCTTTTAAACAAAGCCCCATTGCAACTCTCATATAGAAAGCTTGAGGAGTTTCCATTCTTCGGCCTTCAATATGAATAAAGTATCTATCATATAAGGTTTGGATACCAAGATATTTAAACCGGCCATCTCTAGGTTGTTCTAAATGTTCTGAGAGAAGATCTAAATCATACTCTAACAAAGCCTCATCAAGTCTATCAACTTTTACTAAAGACTTTATATTCTGAATGAAAGACTTTTTATACTGAACACCGAAAGAGTCGCTATCAACACCTTCTCCGAATACTTCTTTGTATAGACTATTTAATAGTAATCGAGAGGCTACGTAATTATAGTTAGGCTCTTTTTCAATCTTTGCCCGTGCAGACATAATTAGAGCTATGTCTATTTCAGAAGTGGTTATTTTATTGTAGAGTTGTAGGCTTGCGTCTAATACCACTTCGCTGACAGATACGTCATCTAGATTTTTGCAAGCCCTTTCTACACATTTGTTTACCTTGTCTAAGTTTATTTCTTCTAGCCGTCCATTACGCTTCTTAACTTTAATACCTGAAGTCATACTAAATCCAATTGTTTTTAATAGAAAAAAAAGAACGACACAGTTTTACCAAGATGTTTGTTAAGGGTTAATTTTGAATTACTCAATAAGATTAAACTACCATCTTGGTGCAACAATGGCATGTCGAAAAAGTGTCGTTCTAGCTCTACTAAAAGCTTGTTTAAATTCCGACATGATATTATACACTAGAACAATTGTCTCTGCTTTTGATTTTGTTTAGAGACTATCAGTCCGTTCAAGTAATACCATCTTGAGGTAATCCAAGATCAACTGGCTTCAGACGACCTGTTTCGTCTTTCTAATCTTGATTTGCGCTCGTTCTTAAGACGTTTTTTGTCTTTTTTGCTTTTGTTTCTTACTGTCTTGCCCATCTTTATATTCTGGGTGAACCCAGACCAAATCATTGTTTTGAGCATAGGCTATCATTTTACGACCATTCTGAATTTCTGGCAATACCCATGCCCAACTATTACCAGAAATATTTAATTTTTCGGCCTTATTTTTTGTGGCCAGTTCTTCGTTAAAACTCATTCTAAAATCTCCAATCCGTGAATTGCGTGTCTTATGTCTTTTTCCAAAACGATTTCTTTTTCGAATTCTTTTCGTTTAATATCGTAAATTAATAATCTTGCTGGAGACGAACCGATAATAATTTTACCTTCTTGTATAGCAAGACCTCTATTCCAATTGTTTACAGCTATGTCGTCTACTTGATAGGTAACATTCTTGGAACGTGGTATATCGATAATATCCCATCCAAAAGATCCTCCTTTGCGGAATATACCAATACTACTAAAAGTAGTTAGATTCGCCACAAACATATTTTCATACTCATAAAAATTATGAACAAAACTATTCTTGTATGATTTATTTAGTGGGATCGGAGAAACCTCTTTCATGGTTTCAAAATCATAAAGGGGAGTAAGTAACCCAGCGATTCTAAGTTTGTTACCATAAACAGAAATAGAATTTATATGGTAGTCGTCGTCTTCTGTTTTTGTTTCAGAGGTTATTTCTTCTTTACCAGTAAGCTTTTTTGCAGAAGGGGTATCTCTACCAACAAGCTTCCAAAAACCTTTTGTATTAAAGTCTAAGTCCACTTTTACAATAGCATCATAAGCAGTAGAAGTAACCCATAGGTGGTCTTCATGAACAGCTATTTCGTGAATGCTTTTAAAGTAATCTCTATCTTGATAAGTTCGCTTTATTTGAAATGTGTTTTTATCTAATTCAATAAAGCCAGCAGAGTCAGTAACGATAATCCGGTCACTAAGAACAGAAATGCCACGAAGACCTCGTTCCCCGCCTCTCTCATTATCGTTGATAAAATCTTTTTCATATGGGGCATGATGAATAACCTCTTCTGTATCTGTATCTATGACATACAAACCTCCGTGTATACCACCTTGTTTAGCCGCCCTAACGACCGTACTGCATATAATCTTCACGATGAAACCTTGTTATAAAATCTTGAAAGGGTTTTGATACGTGTTCAAAGTTAAAAAAATCATAGTCTATAGTAAGACCAGATAGATATCGTTCGTTTAGTTCGTAGTTTGAATTTCCAAAACCGACATTCTCTTTGTCCGAAATTTTATTTGAAGAATTATTAATAACAACACTGTTCTCTAAACATGCCATATAAGGAGGTATTAGTCCCCCAAATTCACCCATGTGTAAATTGTCTTGTAGATCTTTTTCAAAACTGTCTATAGATTTAATATTAGTTTTTTGCAATATGTATTTTAGAAGCTTGCTTGTGTATATATGTCCGTTGTTAGAAAACGGTATACCAAAATTTGTAAACGGTTTTATAGTAGATCCATCCCACACAATAAATTTACCTAAGATAAAATCGAATTCATCAGGCTTATGTATAAAATAATCGTTAATGCTATAAGCGTTTTGGATTATTGTATTGTTGCCAATCCGCATAGAAAAAGCGGTTATTGGTTTCTCTTTAAATAAGGCTAGTATATCTTTGTAAGAAGGCGGAGAATTAAAGAATACATTCTCATCATTTAAAACGCATGTCAAATCTCTATCGTCGTTGATTTGACTAATGATATCTTCACTAAGGTTGTCATCGTCTCTTGTGTACCATCTGACCGGAAAGTCTAAACCGTGCCTGTTTTTGTAAAAGATATCTTCTTTTAACTTATCATACCCCTGTTTAAACACTCCATTTGAACATTCGTATATGACTTTTATATCAAATAAGTTCTTAGCGTTTTTTTGAATACTTTTTATTAGAAGTTCAAGCTGGACTGCTTTGTCTTTAGATAGAATTATTGCGGTTATCATCGTGATAGTATTGAGTCAGGAGATATATACTTTGCAATTAAGTTGTTGTCATGCCACTGTAAAGTTTTAGTTAAGCCTTCTTTGATTGAAGTCTTGGGTTCCCATCCTAATTCCTTTTTAGCTAGCGATATGTTTAAACATGACCTTTGTTTAATGTCCTGTTGGGTTTCTTCCCAGATTATTTCTTTTTCGCATTTAGATAATTCAGAAACCATTTCGTGTAAACTCTTAATACTGTAATCAATACCTTCAGATATGTTATAAGTATTAGATCCAACTGAAGGATTTATAGCTGAATAAATAGCATTAACTGCATCGTCAATATAAAGAAAATCCCTGCTTGATTTTTTAGACCCTTGAACTTTTAAAGCCACTCCTGCGTCTTGTGAAGCTCTAACGTTTGAAATAATGGATTCAATTACATTATTCTTTCTAGGATTGAATCCACTTCCCGGCCCATACACTTCGGGGAATACTAAGTTGATTGCCGTGAAATCATCAAACTGAGTACTAAAAGCCATATTAAGCTCCATCAATACTCTAGCACAGTTTCCATAATATCTCTGTGACCAATAAGGAGGGCCATCCCACATATCAGATTCTTTGTACGGTAAGATTTCTCTTTCTGGATAGCAAGAAGATTCCCAAATACTAATAAACTTTTTACATCCGCTAAGTCTAGCTTCTTCTATAACTTTACATGTAACGAATAAGTTTTCATACATCGTTCCTGCTGGATAATCTAGACAGTTTTCTTTTGTTGGAAGGCGAGTTGCTAAATGAACAACTACATCGGGATTCATATCAAATGACCAACCCAACATAGCGTCATTGCCAAGATCTAAACCTTGTCTTGTACCCGCCATAGAATAGACGTTAGAGAATCCAGCCCTAGAAAGAAAAGAACCAAGCCTCATTCCAATAAAGCCCTGACCGCCAGTTATAAGTATTTTAGAGTCTTTATTCATCTACTTCATTTAGAAAAGTTACTAATTCGTCAGGTGACATATTATTGGCACGTTTTTTAATATTGTGATCTTCGTCCATAATAACCACCGTGGGATATCTTTCAATATCAAATTCATCTACTAGGTATCTATTTTGAGGCTTGTCACACAAAACAAAAGCGGCTTTACCATTATGATATTTAGACATAGCGCTCTTAACGCTTTCATGAGGCCAAGTATTCTGCTTCATAGATTTACAATGAGGACACCATGCGGTCATAAATACTACAACTTGATGTTTATTTTTTTTATTCATTTTGGCTTAAAAAATTAAGGGTTCCGTTTACATCCATTGTGTTTTCAGTGCTCAAGGGTGTTCCTTTTTCGTCTACTATATAAATAGTAGGAACTCCTTGGATTCTATAAGTCGTGGCTAAAGCTTTATTTTTGGGATCATCTATGTCTACAAAGTTAACAGAATCAAACGCCTTTAACTTGTCTTCAATAGCTGGGTCATTCCAAACGTGAGCTTTCATCATTCTGCACGGCCCACACCATTTAGCAGAGAATACTAATAAATGTTTTTCTTTGTCTACAGTTTTTTTCATCATGTTATCCAAAAAAAAGGACAGCGACCTACCCGTGGGTACAGGGGGTAAGATAAACGAGAAGGCCGCTGCCGATTATTTATTCTGTCGTCCGTAGTGAATCACCAACGATCCACGATACAATAACAGCTACGATACTATTAGCAGTGGTGGGGTCAAGACCTAAAACATCCTGTAAACCAACTACTACTACTCCACCGACAGCTGCCCAAAAACGACGGCTCCTAATTAAATCTTTAAGTTTCTGCATCACACTCTCCAATTAAAACTAACTAAAAAAAACCTTTTACCATATCTAACATTCCACCACCAGCAGAGGCTCCGCCTCCTTTGAAGATAATCAGATACGCAGCAATAGCTGCGACAATTAAAAAAACCAACCATTTCCTTTTGGCTGCAACAGCATAAGCCTTAGCTGTCACTTCTCTAATTTTATCAAGCTTATAATTTCGTTTGTCTTCTTTTTTATCTTCTCTGCCAGATATTTTTTCGTCTTTATTTTCAGATTTAAGCCGTCTCTTTTCTAAAATCTCACTTAATCTGTTACTGCTTTTAGCCATGACTAACCTTTTATTTTTTCCAACCCTCTAGGATAAACCTAAGAGAATTTCTACCTAATATATTACTTATTGTACCATGAGAATACTTATCTGTGTCAAGACCACTCTTTAAACATGAGAGATATCTAGTCAGTCTAGGAAGTTCTGATATATCTGTTATTTCATCTGGCGGGTCAGTAAAGCCATCAAAGTCAGTTCCAATAGCTAATACTTCATCGCCAGCTATATTTATTATATGATCTATTGTTCTTTCTATGTGTTTTAAACCAAGGCCAGAGTCTATTGGACTTAACCAATAGTTCATAAAAATAATACCTATAAGACAGTTGTGGTCTGCTAACCATTTTATTTCCCAGTCTTGTAGGTTTAATGGGTCTGGATTTATAGAAAAAGCACCAATATGACTGGCAACAACCCTTGATAGATCATTGCCAACGATATTGTAAACATCCTGTCTAGCTTTAGGTGTACAGTGGGTTATGTCTATAAGCATACCCATATCTTTCATAGATTGCACAACCTTTTTTCCAATTGACGTCAATCCTTTGTTCATGTCCCATCCAGACATTAGATGTTTCCAGTTATTCTTTTTGATACCATACTCAGGATATGGAAATACTGGAGGAGCAATATGGTTATCGTAGAAATGAGCTAAAGTCAGATAAGCCGCACCTCTGTTATAAAAATGCTCAAGATTGGTAAGAATTTCGTTCTCTACTAGTTGAGGTAGAGCTGTTGACTCTCCCACTCTCTTCTTGGCCAGTTCTCCATTGAGACTATGCGCACCTTCAATAGAATGTATCATGGCTATATCGCCATCTACTATTGATTTTTCTAATTCTTTTAGGCTTTTAACAAACTTAAATTTTCCCCCATACTTATCTACTTCTTTCTCCATAGAATCCATCATTGAATTAGTGGCATCAAAATATGTAGGATCAAATACCCTTTTACGAACACTTGGATATAGATATTTTAAAACTTTAATAAGCCATTGGTCATCTACCCATTCTATTTCTGGAATATAAGACGTAGATAGCACCACATCTAACCCTCCTTCTTCCATCTTAGGAAGGGTGTTTCTTTCAGACATAGGCCAGAAGCCTCTTTTGAATAATCTGGTAAGAGGTTTTGAACTTTTACCATCTAAAGATCTATCAAAAAGGAAATTTTTTAGAGTCCCATGATTATGCCAATCAAATATGATTGCGTTCTTGTGTGTATTTTCCCAATCCATCTTTTTACCTCTTTAAAAATTCATTTCTATCTTGTAATGATAACATATCTCTGTTATTCAGCTCTGAATCATAAAACGTGTGGCTAATAATTACCCATTTAAATGATACGTGCCTTATCGTCTTACCTGAAAAGTCATTGTATATACACGACCATCCTACTTTTGTTCTCGAAAGATGGGTATTAACTTTTTGTGATGTAATATCTGTTTTAAGATAACTGTTTCGGACAATTATATAATCCCTTACCACAAACCCCGAAGTTCGCTTACTAAATCCTGTTTTTTCTCCTGTGTAAGGGTTTAACGCCGGAGTGAGAACATGATCTCTCCATTCCCACCAAACGTACTGAACAAATCTTAACTTAGGACTTCCTGTTTTCTCATCTATTTTATAGACGTTGTTAATTTCAAGATAGTCACAAAAATCATACAATATTGTTTTATTGTTATGTGAGTTTGAGGCACTCAGGACAGTAGCAACCATCACCAGAGCAACCACACTTAACTTCTTCGCAAGAACATTCATTGCAGTTACAGTCTTCTGGAAGTTTAATTTCAATGGGGTCTGAACCCGGAATATCTATAATGATTCCTTCTAATCCACCATTTTGAATGATGGCTAATACAATCGTTATTACCAACGTGATGATTGCAGCCCTAGACTTCTTACTTTTAATCAATTCTTTCATCTTTATTACTCCATAAAAAAAAGGAGAGGTAAGAACTAAGCCTTACCCCTCCTTCGACTTTAGTCATCTAACTTCTTGTCTATTCTTTCGAGGATGTCCGCGATTCTTCGTTGGTCATTGACTATCTTAGTCATTATATGCTGCATATTGCGCTGAATTTCAGCCCAGCTACGTGGCACATAAACTAATGGCGTTCCGTCAGTATCGCATCTCTCGTGTAATTCATGAAGTCCTTGTAACCAATTTCGTTCTTCCTGTGTAAGGGCAGAACCCTTATTAACAGTTTTTAAAATCAACATTTCTATCACCTTTATCAATCCCATAGTAATTGCAATCACAGCAACTAGTGCTGGCATTTCTGAATTCATGATTCACCTCTCTCAAAAAACTAGCCAGTGATGGCGCTGTAGTCCATTAAGTTCTCACTACCTGTGCCGTCACCACTTGTGGAGGTTCCAACATAGCTTACGAAGTTCTGCAAGATTACAAATTCGCCCGGAATAGCTCTAGTAGGAGTAGCAGCATGATCGCTAGCAAGAGCTGCGGCAGTACCTGCATCAGTACCCTTAACTAAAGTACCAGTAAGAATATCAAAGGTTCTAGTAGCCCATTCACCTTTTTGATAGTATTTAGTCTTCGGATGAATATTTCCACCACGACGACTTGTGGTATCAGAACCACCACTAAGAATTGGGTTCAATCCAGCAACGCCAGAAATCTTGTTCGCTACACCGCTTCTAATTACGAAGCCCGTGTCTGAAGACGAACGAGTTACATCGCGTCCACTTGGATTATAGGCAAGTGTACCACTGGTATTAGCTTTTGCAATTCCGATTTCATTAGCTGTACCAGTATTGGCTACAACTTTTGCTCCGGAACTTCTGCTACCAGCATTTAAATCAAGAGGAGATTTAGCTGTAAATCTAGAGCCAGCAGCAGGAATAGTACCAGCATTTGCTACTACTCCGCCATCTATATCTTCTAAACCAGCAGTGCTACCAAACTTAGTGATAGTAACGTTGGTAAGACCTTCGACAATAGAAGCTTTATCCTCAAACCTATACGTTCCATTAACAATAAGCGTAAGGGTTAAGGTGCCAGAGCCATTATCAGCTACGGTAATGGAATTTGTACCAAAACCAGCAGCGTTGTCAATACAAAGCTTTAGAGCTGTCGCGGCAGCAGTAGCGTCAGTATTAATAAACTGAAGACTTCCTGCCGTTGTTGAGCCCTTTGCCGTAAACGTTCTGGAAGTACCAGCAGCATCGACGATAACAATGGTTTCATCAACAGAACAAGCGCCTCCAAAAACAATAGTACCTGTTACCGTTTGGGTATCAACAGGGTGTAAATGTGTGCTTAAAGTCATTATAATAACCTTTCATATGACTAATCTGCACTGTTTCCTTTAGTTCCAACAATAAAATCCGATCCTAACATATTATACACTATTATAATATATCTCCCACTACTTTAGATGACATGAACCTCAATGCATGTACACCCATCTCCTCAAACATAGCAACATGAGACTTGTTAAACGCTCTTACACAAGAAGTTACAAGAACCCCTGTTTTCTCGTGCATTTGGTATGAAATTATAGCATTATCAGATATGTCATCAGCTATAAAACCAGTAGCATTTATTATGTGTGTAACACCAGCCTGATAAAAGAGATCGCACATTAATAGTACAGTTTTTACAGAGAAAAGCCGGTATTCTATTATTACCCGTAATTCTATATCATATTCATTACATATAGATAGACAGGATTTTAAGTCTTGCTGTATCTTACGCCAGTTTTCTTCTTTAATAAAACTATTATTAATAACAAGGTCTATATAAGAAGCTCCTTGCCTTATTGCTAGTATGATTTCATGGATTCTTATTTGAGTTCCATTTAACCCATAAGGAAAATCAATAGCTACAGAGAATTCCTGACTCTTAGTGAATTCTGATAAACGACCCATGAATCCAGAGGGGATTGCTAAGCATCTCATGTCTTTTTCAGAAGATGTAAATACAGCTTCTAATATTTCCGCATAAGTTGAGTCTTGACTATAACAGGCTAATTCTCTAAACATCTTTTTAGTTTTTCTAAAGCTCCTATTATCCTTCGTCTTGCTGTTTCTCTTCCATATCCATTGTCATGTCCTATTTCTTTGGCGGTTTTTGATTCATAGAACCTTTTAAATAAGATATCTCTAGACTCTTCGTCAAGCCTGTCTAACAACTCAAGAACTTCTATCTTTTCTGCTTTGTCGTTATACTCAGATATCTCTCCAATTAATACTGAAGCCCCTTCGTGTTTTGGTATTCTTTTATCTTTGTTTATTTCGTATAGCTGTTTTTGACATTCCCAAAAAAGGCGATTGCATAAAAAAGAAGTGAACTTACAATTTCCTTTTGATGGATCATAATGTTCTACAGCTTGCCATACAGATATTAACTTACATCTTTCAAGTTCTTCATAAGGTATGATGCCTTTATATTTCATACACATCTTATTCATGACGTTTATATTGTCTCTGTTTTTAAGAGCTACTTCTAACTCCTCGTCGCTCGCTTTTTTCATCTATAGTTTTTTCCTTTGAGTAGTCCCATATAAAATCTATGATTTTCATCTTCTTCGCTTGTTTAGGACATATCCATAGACCATGCTGGATTTCTTTAACAAACTTATCAATAGCAGATTTTGTTTTATTATTGCAATTCCTAGCTACCTTGTTTATTATATCCGCATACTTGTAGTCAGTGAAAGCTGTATATGCACGTTGGTTGGCTATATAATCCATATCTAAATCAAACAGTATAGGATGAAGCATTATGCTAGAATTTTCTGTGGCATATCTAACAGAGCCAAATGTTAATATATAAGCGGCAGCGGAGTATGCTTTTCCAATAGCAATCGTGTGTATTTTAAAACCTTGCTTCTTAGCTCCATTTATTTCATCTATGATAGCACATCCCGAATCTACATCTCCTCCTTCAGAGCTTATATAGACATAGATATCTTTTATGTCCATGAACATACAATACCTTAGAGATCGTACAAACTTTTCTTCGCTTTCTTCGTTAATATCTCCTCGTATAAATATACGACCAGAATCAAGTAAAAAATAATCTTCTACAAATTTAGTTTTATTACTCATTCTGAAAGATCAACCCTCCATTAGAATCTTTTTCTTCTTCATAAAGACCAAGCGTTGTAAGATAATCCTCATCGTCAATATCGTTTGTACTTGTGTATAGTATTTCTCCATCTTCAGATACAAAGATAGCCCATAATTTATCCATTGATATAGAATCTTTTATTATGGATACTGTTTCTTCAGTAGTATCGTCTATCTCAAACCTATCGCATATTTCTTTTTCTACGTTTAATCTTACATCTGAGAAATCAAAAAACTTACCAACACCAAGAAAGAATCTATAACGAGAAGTTATATTTAATAATTCTACACCTTCAACTTTTTCTATCTTGTCTTTTATTGAATGGGTTATGTCAAAATTAGTGTACCCCATCCAACATTCAAACTGATTAAGTATGCTCATTTTATCATGGAGCTGATACATACCCATAGGAGTAGTAACTAAGTTTGGTATCTTTTCTAAGAACAGTAAGGCATCTTCTGCCATTCCTGATTCGTCTTCTTCATATTCCTCGTGGAAGTTTTCTACTATTTCCTGTTCTATTACGTCTTCGTCCCATTTTTCCCAAGCGATTTGTTTGTTCGGCATTTTTCAACCTCCAAGAGGGCATTTGTGTCGTGTTATTATACACCTTTTACTCTCCTTGTCCTTTTAAGACGGTTTTTGCTATGTCAGTTGGTTTAACTACGACTTCATCGCTTTGAACGCTTGATAATATTTCTGTGAGAGGGTCGTTTTTTATAGTGTTTAGTATTCTTATGTTCTCTTCAAAATTTGAATAATCAGAACTTCTACCTTTCTCTTCAAGTCTTTCTTCTATAAAAGAGACAGAAGTTTCAATTAAATCCCCATTGTGTATTTGATGAAACATTTCAGAAAACATCTCATTAGACACTTCATCACTATCAAAATCAAAATCCATATTAATAACACCGTCTTTATCGACCGTGAATATTATGAATTGATGTCCATTAAGAAGAGTTTCAGCCTCTTGTTGTTTGGACTTTTTCTTAAACCATTTAAACATTAATCTACCAGTTCTGGATATAGTTCTTGAAGCGTTTCCAACCTATCTCTTGCATCCACCAAAGCATCCAAAGTTTCATCCAAGTTCTTATGGAAGTCCCCTGTTGAATGATCTCCAATACCTACCGCATTATTCGTTAACAGTTCTAATGATAGACTTGCTTTTTCTTGGTCTGTAATAGCCTTGTACCATAGGTAGCTAACTGAAAGGTTTTTAATAGATGAAGGCATATTTGTTCTCCTAGTTTTTAAATGCATTGATGGTTATTCTTTTTCAATAGCTTCAATAATTTTCATAGCAGAGTTTTCCCAACTAAACTTTTTAGCGGTATCAACTCCTGCTTGATTGATATTTAGCTGATCATTCTTTTTCTTTTCATGAACTGACCTCATGTGTTGAGCAAGTTCAGAAATCTGCTTATCTTTAATAGAAGCCCATTGCCCCTGACCTTTGAACCAAAAGCCATCAACAGCATCTTCTTTTTCTTCTACATCCACTAACATACAGTTGTCATCATTACAAAACTCCGTATGGGACGAGTAGTTTGTAGCAATAACATGCTTTCCACAGCTCATCATCTCTAGAAGCTCTAGATTCCAACCTTCAGCTCTAGCAGGAAAAACGCCACAATCAGTGTCACTCATAATTTTATAAACATCTTCTTGCGTTTTTTGACGTGGAATAATTCTTACCTTGTCTCCTAGTTTAGAAGATCTATAAAGACGTTCCCATTTGAAATTCTCTTCTTCTGGATAAAATGGATTGTCACACATCATCCAGAGTTCAACATCATCGTCTTCTGTAAACGCTTCTTCAAAAGCTTTGACAAGAATATCGTGACCTTTTCTGATTTCCCATTTTCCGCAATTATAAAAGATTGTTTCTTTTTTATGAGACATAGATTCTTTAAATATACTTCTATCCACACCAAGAGGAACAATATGGGTGTGTTCTTTTACATATTCTTCTCCACGTATTTTACCTACATGCTCTACAATTATAGATTTTGCCCATTCGGAAGTCACCATCCAGTTGTCTAGATAATGAAGATGGTGAAGCTCAAGGTCTGTAAACCTATCTAATTCAAATATAGGAAATCCATACTTTTCCCCGTTACCTACAAATTGAGCCATGTCGTGCTGATGCCACATCTTAATAGAAGGAGCTTTCCAGTCGGGAGTTCTGGAGTTTTTAATGACTTCTTTTAGAAGCTCATGATAATTTTCAGATACTTCAATATTCCCTATAGTAAATAGACACACTTGATGACTAAGTTCATGAAGAGCTTTTGTTATATTTAATCCAGCAACCCCATAACCCAATTGGTTAATAGGACACGATAAGTTAATTTGATGTGTAGAGTTTAAAAAAGCCATTAGCCATTTTTCCTTAATAAATTTTTAGCTTCGTTTATTTGTTGTTTCCAGTATTCCAATTTTATTTTATTAAAGTTGAAATCACTCATGTCCAGCTTCTTAATATGACTTTTTAGAAAATCAGGAGTTATTTCATTCCAAGAATTTACTTTCACATGAGGTAAGTCTTTCATATAGTCGTATGTAATCTCATCTTTTATTATTGGTATACATCCCGAATATAAACATTCTAACATTCTGTAGCAATCTATACCATTTCCTTGTGGGCAAATAGCAAATGAATGCTCGCATAAATCTGTTATATAATCATTATACGACTTTTCTTCTTCAACTACTGTTATCCAGTCAGCGTTTAAAGACAACAATGATTCCTTTAGTTTATATCTCTCTATCGTGTTATGTTGCCAATTAGCATACACCCAATTCACTCGGCTACTTCGATTAGACTTCATCTGGTTTGATATGGTGGAACATATGTCTTCTGGTCTGTCTTTGTGTATGCCTAGAGGTATACTGACTATTCTATCATCTCTTACCATTGAGTTTGATGTAAACCAAGACACAACATTGTCTGGAATCTTATCGAACGTGGAATACGTATGAGAATAACATTTAACAGAATATGTATCTTCTATATTACATCTTTCGATTTCACATCTTGGGGGAATAGACAGGGAAGCATACCCTATCTTAGCGATCTCACCTTCTACAAAAGGGAGAAACTTTAACATGTCTATGGCAACAGGATGCTCTTCTTGTAAAGCTACTCCATAGTCACTAAATGCGCTAATAACTACATATTTGTTATCAGTCTTTTCGCACTTCTTAAAGAATTCGTGTATATGTTCTATATTACAATAGACCACGCCGGATTCTGGTATTGAATCATCAGCATGGTCTACTTCGTAATTGCAATCACCTAAAGCCATCCAAGACTTTACGTGTATAATTTCTTGTTCTTCCAATGTCCATGTTCCTGAATGGGATAACTTATCGTATACATACACAAGGTAAGTATATCATGTCTAAAGTTATTTTTCCCCATCGTTCTTCAAAATTTTGTTTAAAACAGCTTCAACTTCGTTTTCAAAATCGGTATCCATCATGTGCATAAACATGTCTAATTTTATAGACGTTTGATTATTCATCATCAATCCCATAAAGGCGTTTTCTTGAGCCTCTCTTACTCTTTTTTTAAGTGAGTAGTTTTCAATTCCTAAATATCCTATCATCAATACTACTGCAATACGGTAGATGATATTTAGTTTCTTCATTAGTTTACCTTTTGTTAAAGGACTGTGATTCTCCTGTGGAGAAATTAAAGGTGTGAACTGACCCAATGCTTGTGTCAATAAACAAGATACCAATACGTACATATCTACGGTCTGGCGAAACAACCACTCCAGTTGTCATTGAATTTCCTTGAGGTAGAATAGAAATGATTGGACGATAACCAACAGTCCCATTCTTTTGCCCCAAAAACATACCTCCTAAAGATGCCCTTCTTCTGTCTCTTGCTAATTCTTTAACCGCAGGCGTATACGTAAGACTATTTAATTTCTCTCTAAGAGATAAAGGTCTTTCAGCTTTACTTGTTCCGGCGATCATCAAGATGATTAATAGTGTTGTTAGTATTTTCATTTGTAATCCTTTTTTATGCTTGAAAGCTACTTCCGCAACCGCAAGACTTAACTGCGTTGGGGTTAGTGAAAGTAAATCCACGTTTAGAAATATCAGAATAATAGTCTAGAACAGTTCCGTCTAAATACAGGTCGCTTTTTCTATCTACAATAACATCCACTCCATATTGATTAGATAGAGTATCCTTTTCTTCGTCATACTCCAAGTCAAACGTGAGCTTGTACTCAAAGCCAGAACATCCTCCACCTTTGACAGCAACCCTTAGATAGCTACTATCTTCCTTAGACTTCTTGATTTCTTCTGCCGCCGCTTCTGTTAACTTAATCGCCATGAATATTTCCTAACTGTTATTGGTTTCTTTTTTCTTAGACCATTTTCCATCATTGTCCAAAGTAGTAATACATTTTCCATCTTCTTCATGGTATCCTTCATTACAATTGGGTGGGTATCCAGCATCCTCATCGCCGTGTAAATGTTCAACCCTGTTTAATATATGAGCTTTACTTTTGAATACAAGACTTCTGCCGTTTTTTCTATACGAGCCTCTTCTTGAATAGTGAAAAAGCTCTCCGGTCTTACGGTCTTCGTATATATACATTCCTGCATTAGATTTGTTTTTATTTGACATTTTTCCTCTTTCGATATAGTTAGTTATAGTATTGATTTTGTGCCTACGTCTACGAAGTATCTTGGTCTTCCACCCATGTCAAGTCTTTGGGTGTGTTGGTCTACTCCGAAGTGTTTCAGTAAAGTTGCAGTAAGATTTTGTGGATTAACAGGGTCAGTCTTTGGTTCTTCTGCTTTAGAAGTGGATGTACCAACCGCATAACCCATATCAAAATCTCCACCAGAAATCATTAAAGGAGAAAGTTTAGGCCAATGATCTCTACCAGCGTTTGCGTTAATTTTATAGGTACGGCCAAATTCTCCAGTCACAACAATCATAATGTCTTTGTTAAGACCTTTGTTATGTATGTCGTTTATAAGAGCAGTAAGAGCTTTGTCAATAGCTGGAACTTTTCCCTTTAACGCTGCGGATATATTACTATGCATATCCCATCCACCGTACTGAACAGTGATGAACTTGGTTCCTCTTTCTGCTAAACGGCGAGCTAATAGTAATTGCTCTCCAATACCCTTACCGTATGTTTCCATAGTTTTAGGGTCTTCTTTTTTTACATCAAAAGCACTAGCGATGTTTCCAAGAAGCATATTGTAAGACTGATCACGAAGTCCAGCACCGTCTTGTAGATTATCAAGACTACTTAGTAAATCTTGACGACCAAGAAATTGATCTTTGTTTATCTTTAGTTGTAGATTCTTAACACCCTCACCAGTAGCATCGTAGGGCTTATAGTCAGAACCAAGCCAAGCACCACCATCGTAAGTAATGTTATTGACTCGCACGTAAGCTGGCATCCCCGTTATGGGGTTGTTAGTTCCGTAGGCACTGGCGGCCATAGAACCGTAAGAAGGGTCATACGCAGGCGACAGAGGCGTATTGTCCGTGCTGTTATGCCCAGTCATCACCCAGTGAGTGCCAGTTCTATGACTAGCGTTGCCATGAGCAAAAGAACGAACGACTGTCATCTTGTCACCAACCGTAGCTAGGTTAGACCAGTCAGCACCGATGTGGTATCCACCGTTTGTTTTTACCCAACCATTAATCGCTCTAACATTATCTGGAGCATCTGGCTTAGGATCAAATGTTTCTACTTGAGTTGCTCCACCACCAAGCCAAACCCATATTACAGATTTGTCGTTTGGTAGTAAGCAGGTGGGAGAACCTTCTGCTTGAATGTCTGTTAGACCAATAGCACTTAACGCTGCGCTAATGCCTCCCACTTTCATGAAGTTCCTTCGACCGAATTCTAGCTTTATCATTACCGTACACCTTATTAAAGTTGAAAAATCTCCATCGGTTTAAATGTTCAACGTCTTCATCTTCATCTATGTGATGTAGATACTCAAGGGTTTCACTCCAATTAGAGAAAACCATTTCATGTGGTACAACACCAAACATCCAATTAGGTAAACTATTTTTACCTTGCTTGCACATTATTACAACAGGTTTTTTCTGTGCTATTGCAATTGAGGCTTCGTGATAGGAGCCACATAGGTGGGAATCAACGTCTAAACTCATTACTATAAAATGTGCTATATCAACCATTCTTAAGTCAATGGCACAAATAGGTTTCATTACATCAGACACTTTATCGTAACTACCAGACTTCTTTAGTCTGTTAATCAAACCTCTCGTGTCTTGGTCTTCAGTTCCATAATCGCTTGGTTTATCGCAGGGATCTAAAATTCCCACGCCAAACTCTTGAAGTTTAGGAGTAATGTACTTTCGCCATTTGACTCCACCATCTTCAACCCTGTCCATAGCCCCACATAGATATGCGGTCATTCCTTTTAATCTATTCATAGCATCACCTTATTATACACAATTAAACATTTGATTTATCTAGAGTCGCTTTTATTAGTTCTTCGGCATTTGTAAACACTTTGTTATTACAAACCCTACTAACAACCTTTTTAGATTCTGTTTTACTGAAGCCTAAACTGCAAATTCCACCAATAGCCTCTTCTATTATAATTGGAGAAGTAACTTCTATTTCTATTTCTATTTCTTCTTGAACTTCTTCTTCTTCTTCTGTTTTAGAAGTAGGAGCTTTGTAATCATCCCAAGTAGGAGTCTTTGATATAATACGCAAGGACTCTAAAACCTTTGGGTTAACAAAACCCATAAATGCTACAAATGCAGTGAACGCAAAGTAGGCACACAATTCAATAATATCTGTCTTCATAACAATCCTAACAAACAAGACGGGAGCGACAGGATTACTCCCATCGCTCCGCTTGCAACAAAATACTAAGCAGTCATTAAAGATGTTAAGGAATGAATACGTTCACGCACGTTGTCACTCCAAGCCTTATCGTAATGAGTCACTTCAACTTCTACAGGAGGCTTGTCAGTCATCATCTCAACACTGTCTTTCAACGGGTCTGTAAACAGTGCAACGACTTCGTACTGAGAGCATCGTAGCTTCTGGAATCGTGAGCATGTTGGAACACTCACTACGTCCATAGGATTAACCTTCACTACCAAGAACTGATCGCCATTATCTTCACTACCATAGTTCTTAACATAATCTAGCGAGCCTACATGCAACCCG